CGATGAGGACAACCTTTTCGAGCAGCTCGGCATCGGCAACGTCGCCGGAGGGGTGAATGCGGCCGCCGTCTTCGACAAGATACGCAGCGACCAGCGGACTGCAATCTTCCGCAGCGACGTGACCGGCAGCCCGCGCATGGTCGAGGTCCTGCCAACGCTCGTCGGCCGCGACGGCTCCGCGTTCATCTCGATCAGCCATGACCTCAAGACCGACGACATCGACAACGACGTCCACCCGATCTTCAACCTGATCGAGTTCAAGGACTTCGCGCGGGAGCTCATCTGGCGCAGACCGAACGGCCTCCAGGGCTATGCCGCCGTGGCCGCAGCGACGGGAAATCTTGCGGACGAGGTCCCTTTCAATGTCGCGATTGACCGCACCATCAGCGCTCCGCACGTCGCCCGCCTGCAGGCTGCCATTAGCTGCATTGCCTGTCATCAGGCCAAGGGCGGCTCGGACGGCTGGATCAAGATGGGCAACGACGTGAAGGCCCTCGTGAACCCCAAGACCGGCCGGCTGGACATCTTTGGGGACATCACCAAGGCGGAACTCAACAAGCCGATCGCCGACACCCTCGACCGCCTCGCGGGACTGTACGCCGGCGACCTCGAGCGCGCTTTCCAGCTCGGCCGCGACGACTATGCGGCATCGGTCTTGCGAGCCACCGGCCCCATGGCCAAGGCCAACGCCGGCCAGACCGACGTGGTCAAGGTTGCCACCACGCGCGTCGTCGACGTCAGCCGCGGCTATTACTTCGACCTGGTCGACGCCCGCCAGGCCCTGAAGGAATGCGGCCTCGACGTGGCCAAAGAAGAAGCCGCGCCGCTTCTGCGCACGCTCCTGGGCCCCGACCTGCGCGCTGCCGTGGACGTGCCCTTTGTCCAAGTGATCGTGCCGGAGGATGTGAGGATTGCCGCCCTGCAGGCCGGCCTCAGCATCGTCCGCACCGACTGGGATTTATCGCGGAGCTTCGTGCAGGAACGCCTGCAGCAGGGAATCGCCCGGCTTCAACAACAGGGGGCGAAATGATCGTCGCGTTAATTCTGACCTTCGCCGTCGCCGTGCTCGCACTCGCGCGGACCGTGATCGCTGAAATCCATCTGGACCAGGTCAGGGAACAATTGCGCGAGGCCACGATCTACGGCGACGACACGCTCCAGCGCCGGATCGACGCGCTCGCCCGCGAAATCGACAGCCTCAGCCTGCAGCTCGCCAAAGAGCGCGACGCGCGCAGGAAGCAGGCCGACCAACTGGAAACGGACTTCGACAACCACCGCGCCCGCATGGCCGTGGCATTCCGAGAGGGGGCTTAGATGTTTGTCACCGTCACCCGCTCGCCGGTGAGCGAGCCGATTGAGGACGCCATCACCGCCGCGATCGACGTCGCCCGGAAGATCGGCCGCGACGTGGTCTTTGCTTCGCGGCAAGGCGTCACGCTCGTGGTCGCGCCGGGCGACACGCTGGAAACGGTGAGCGTGCGCCTGGTTGAGCATTTGAAAAAGTAGGGGGCTGAGATGGGCGAGCGTGAAGGAAAGCGCTGGCGGCTGATCCGAGGCGATTGTCTCGGCCTGCTCGCTCGCATCGAGGCCGACGCCGTTGTCACTGATCCGCCCTATGGCATCGGCCTGCAGAACAACGACCGGGACGGCCATCGACGGCAAGCAAGCTATCGAATCGCTGGCGATGAGAACCGCATGGTTGCGCTCGCGGTTTTGAAGTGGTCCGAGAATCGCAACCTGCCGACCGTTGCCTTTGCTTCGCCGTGGAACCCGTGGCCAGGCAATTGGCGAAACCTGATTGTTTGGGACAAGGGGGGGGCAGTCGGCGGAGGAGGCGACATCGCCACATGCCTCAAGCGCACCTGGGAATTGATCCAAGTTGCCAGGAATGGCCCGATGCGCGGCGGCCGCGCTGAATCAGTTTGGCGGGCTAAACAGTCGCCGCACGGGACACGGCAGCACATCGCTGCCAAACCGCTTTCTTTGATGCGGGCGATTATCGAGCGGTTCACAAATCCCGGCGACGTTGTTTTTGACCCGTTCGCCGGCAGCGGTTCAACCGGCGTCGCCTGCCTGCAAACCGGCCGCCGTTTCATCGGCATCGAGATTGACCCCGGCTATTGTGCCGTCGCCCGCAAGCGGCTGAAGGCCGCCGCCAACGAAGTGAAGGAGACCGCCCAATGTCCCGCGCAAGCAAGCTCGTAATGATCGTTTTCTCTTGTGTCGCCCTCGCTTTCTGCGCCAACGCCACGGCGAGCGAAACGTACCCAATTGGTTACGTTACCCCGAGCGGCTACATCTTCGTCGGCAACGGCCTCTGGACCCGAGGCGATGCCTTTTACACGCGCTGCTGGATCCAGCCGACATACCATCAGCCGGGGTTTTACCAATACAGCTACGCACCGGCCCCGATCGTCGTTCAAAACCCCGCGGCGATCGGGCCGCCGGTGCAAGCGCCTGCGCCCGTCGCGCCGCCGCCCCTGCAGGGCTCGGTCGTGAACGAGCTGGGCAGCGTGCTCCTCAAGCTGCAGGCTCTCAAGAAGGAGACGGCCGACGCCGACGCGCTCTTGCGGACCACGACCGGCCAGCAGCCTCAATACCAAGGCGGAACCGGTTACGCCGGACCCGGAGGGCCCGCCTCCCTCCAATTGTCGACGGCCGGGGTGAACGCCAACACGGTCTACGGCTACAGCGGCCAGTCCTTCAACTCGATCGCCTCCTTCTACGGCGACTACAACGCCATGGCCCTTTTCCAGATGGCCAACCGCCAGCAGGAGAACGCCCAGAAGGGAGCCGACCAGGCCGGCAAGCAGTTCGCCGAATTACTTGCCCAGGAAGGTGGAAATAGGAGCCGCGTGGCGGAGATCATGGCCAAGGCGGAATTGCTGCGGGCCATGTTTCCGCCGGAAAGCCGGATCGAGACCAAGAGCAGCTCGTGGAAGAGCGAGCCGCCGCCGATGCCTACCGTCGATCCGCCCCAGGCCCAGATCGAGCCCAATGCGCTGAAACAAGCGTGGGCAGGGCATGCCGCCAAGGCGTGCGGCGCCTGCCATGGGGGAGGGAAGGCCGAGGGCGGGTTTGCGCTGGCCAGCTTTCCGACGATGGACGCGGCCGCGAAGGCCGAGGTCCTCAAGCGGCTCGATCACAAGGAAGCAAAGAGAAGAATGCCCAAGGACGCGCCGCCCTTATCAGCGGCCGATCGCAAGCTTTGGAATTTTTGAAATGGAGACGCCCATGCTTCGCAAACTCTGGACCGACGACACCGCCGCCCTGATCGCCGCCGAGTACCTTTTCGTGGCCACCATCCTGATCATCGGCATTGTCGTGGGCCTGACCAGCGTCCGCGATGCCATCAACACCGAGCTGGCGGAGCTGGCTAACGCCTACCTCGCGCTGAGCCAGGGTTATACGATCAGCGGCCAAGTCGGCTGCAGCGCCAGCAGCGACGGCTCGCAGGCGATCGACACGCCCGCGCTCGTGACCGATCCGGCCAACACGGCTCCGGCGATTCCGTCGGTGATTGATGCGCTGCCGTGCAATTGAAATCTAACTCGCCCGGGGGAGGATTGCCTTGGAAGAGCGAGACATGTTCGTCGTTCTCGAATTGCCAGCGGGCTCGAAATTCCGGATGCGCGAAGGAGCGGCTTCGCTGTTTGAAGCGCTCTCGCAATGGATGGAGAAGCAAAGAGGCTCTCACGCCGATTTGGGCCTCACGGTCCATGAGCTGTCGCCGGCGATGTTCGAGGAGTGGAAGAAGCGAGCCCAGGAAATCGCACGCATGGAGCTGAAGCCCGTTTAAACTTTCGCCCGGTTCCTTCAAGGAGTGATTTGTGATCAAGCCAACTGTTGGACGCATCGTCTGGTTTTATCCGGCCAGCAATGAAGACAAGATGCCTTACGACAAAGGCCAGCCGCTCGCCGCCATCGTGACCAAGGTCTGGTCGGACACGATGGTCAACCTGGCCGTCTTCGATGCTAACGGCATTCGGCACGGTCGCACCAGCGTGCCGCTCAGGCAACCCGGCCCGACCCATCCGGACAACTATTACTGCGAATGGATGCCGTACCAGATCGGTCAGGCAGCCAAACACGCGGAGATGGACAAGCCCGTTTTAACCGCACCCTGATCTCGGAAAAACTCGCTGCCTCTCGCCCGCCGTCTCCCGGACGCGCGGGCTTGCGGCAGTGAATGGGGAAGTGTCTTTTCCAAAGGAGCAGATCATGAAGAGTCTTTTGGCAGTTTGCCTGGCCATCGCGGCGACCTTGTTTGTCGCGGGCGAGTCCCAGGCCCAGTACCGAATGAATAGCCCCGTCGTGGTCAACGGCGTCCACGGCAGCTATCAGTTCAACCGCTTCAACCAAGTCGTCTTCGTGCCGACCAATAGCGTGTTCCTGAACAGCTACAGCAGCTATGGTGCCTCGGCCGCGCTGCTCGCGCCGTCCTACGCTCCCAGCTACGGGACCTGCGGTGCCGCATCCGCGCCCGTGCTCGCGCCGAGCTACGGCTACGGCTCCGTGGCCTTCAATCCGTTCTTCAGCTTCAACCGCACGATTGTGATCCGGCGATAACGCCGCCCCGTTGTCCATCGCCGCCGGCGGGTGACGGGCCCGCCGGCAGCTTTTGCCCCTCACGAAGCTTCTTCGATTGCCAATTAAGGTGAGGCCAATGCAGGCCGCTGAGAATGTCGCCAATGGTCTGAGGGTGAACGCCGAATTCCTTGGCGAGCCGCCGCTTGGCAATTCCTCCAGCCGCGAAGCGACTGCGGATCGCCTTGACCTGTTCCGCCGTCAGCTTGGCCATTGTGTTGTGCTCACCAAATTGGTTGCGATTGCGGCCTTTGTTTGCGCGGTCCGCGTTGTTCTCGGCCTTCGTTCCCAGAAACAAGTGATCGGGCCGGACGCAGGCGGGATTGTCGCAGCGGTGACAAACACAGAGACCGGCCGGGATCGGCCCATTGTGCATTTCCCAAGAAACGCGATTGGCGTGGGTTTTGATTCGGCCAGTCCAAATCATGCCATACCCATAGCTGCTCATGGTGCCAATCCAGAGCCAGCAATTAGCAGTCTTTTTGACCTTTGCCCAAAAGCGATCGGCAAGCGGTTGACGCGGCTTACGCGCCCCACAAGCGGAGCTGCAACATTTCCCGCCCGAGAACTTGGGGACAAACGGCTTGTTGCATACTTCGCAGAGACGCTCGATAGAATCGGCCTTAGCCATGACTCGTTCCTCGCAAGAAGGAAGGGTTGTGATTAGAGCCGGAAGACGTGTTTGCGCACGTCCCCGGCTCGCTTTATTGTAGAGGCTTCGCCATGGCAAAACGACGTGTTGTTGACCGAACTTTCATCGGCTGCACGCCTGTGCGACTGCCCGACGAATTGCTTGTCGAGTCGGCCGCCCGCGCCATCGCGGAGAACCCCGTCAACGCGCCGCCGCGCGGCATGCTGGACACGCTGCTCGATTTTGCTCCCGAGCCGGAGCATCTAGCAGTTATGGTTTCGAAGTACTGGAAAGCAGGAGGCGTCAAACTGACGGTTGGCTTCATGGAGCCGACGCCGGCCGACGTGCAGAGCCGAATTTTGGCGCACGCAAACGCCTGGTCCGAGTTCGGCAATATTAGCTTTGTCCTGAGCCAGATTGATCCCCAAGTGCGCATCACGCGCGAGGCATCGGGGTACTGGAGCTATCTCGGCTTGGACATTCTCAGCATCCCGAAAAACCAGCCAACGATGTGCTTTCAGGGATTCAGCGCATCGACGCCGGAGAGCGAGTACAAGCGAGTCGTGAGGCATGAATTCGGCCACACCTTGGGCTTTCCCCATGAACACCTGCGCGCCGAAATCATCCAGCGCCTGGACAAGGCCAAGACGATCGCTTACTTCCAGCGCACCCAGGGCTGGTCTGCCCAGGTCACGACCCAACAGGTCCTGACGCCGCTCAATGAGGCGAGCCTGATCGCGACGGACCACGCCGACACGACGAGCATCATGACCTACGCGCTGCCCGGCTCGATCACGGTGGACGGCCAGCCGATCATCGGCGGAACGGACATCGATCCGCAGGACCAGGCCTTCGTCGCCAAGGTTTACCCGAGGCCCGATGCGCCGCCGCCCCCTCCGCCTCCGCCAAGCGGAGCCGATCAAATCAGCATCAACACCACGACCAAGAAGATCACCGCGCCCGGCTACGCCCTGGCCTGAGAGGAAACGCCCATGGAAACCCCCGTCTGGAAAACCCCGTCCTTTTGGATCGCGACCATCGGCAAGCTGATCGCCGTGGCCGTGGCCATTGGAGCCTTTGCCGCCAGTGACGGCGAGACGCTCAACAAGGCCGCCGGCATCATCGTCGCGCTGGTCTTCGCCCTGGCCGGCGGGACCGTGTCCACGGTGAAGCGCCTGCAGGAGCCGCCGGCTGCGCCCAGGCTGCTCAGCCAGGACGAATTCGACGACAGCATCATCGACCCGATCGCCTGAAATTCATCTATCGCCAAAGGAGCATGACACATGGCCACCCCCCAAGCGCCGCAAGGGCTGCTCGACGCACTCGACGCCGCACTCCAGGCCAAGGGAGCCGCCGACGAGTCGCAGGCCGCCAAGCAGGCCAGCGCCGCCGCTGTCGCCAGCGCTACCGCTGCCGATCAGGCCGCTGCCGTGGATCTCGACAGCAAAACGACCGACCTCGACAATGCCCGCGCGGCATTCGACGCGATCGCCGACGCCTACTTTCGCGTCGGTGCAGTCGCTGCCGTTAATCCGTAGGCTGGCCGCCAGCATCATCCTGACGACGTTGCGGATCTATGCTGCCTGGCGACTGAGGTGAACGCCCATGCAAACCTATCCCGCGACCGTGGTGCGCTGCATCGACGGCGACACCGTGGTTTTTCAGGTGCCGCTCTGGCACGAGCCGGAGCTCACCCTGAAGGAGCCCTTCCGCGTCTTCGGCATCAACGCGCCGGAGATGCACTCCGCCAACCCCAACGAAAAGAAGGCCGCCGAGGCCGCGCTGGCATTTCTGAGCACGCTCCTCCCGGCCGACTACCAGGTGACGGTCACGAGCCAGGGCCGGGACAAGTACGGCCGCGGCCTGGTGAGCATCACGCTCCCCGACGGCTCCGATGTAAGCAAGCTGATGATCGACAGCGGACATGCCCTGCCCTGGGACGGACACGGAGCCAAGCCGGTGTGAGGTGCCGCCATGAAGTTCCCAAAGGCCGAAGAGACCACCGGCCCCAACGGCTGGCATGAGACGCGCCGCGTGTGGCCCGATGACATCCGCCTTCGCGAGCATGGCTGGAAGATCGCCCGGCGGCCCAAGCGCGGACCGGCCCTGTGGAGAAAGGGAGAGCTGCTCTTATCCGAGGAGGAAGCGCTGGCGACGATCTATCACGAGCTGCTGCCGGACTGAGATATGCGAAAACGGCCCCAGGAGCGCCCACCTCCTGAGGCCTTAAAATCCCCGCTGGCTGCGTTGGGGATTTTGATCCTAGCGACCCTGCGGGGCTTTGCCCTTGGTTGCGCGTCCGCCTGCCGCCTTTTTGCCGCCGGCTTTGGGGCTCGCGCGGGCCGGGCGGGGTTTCCTTGGCGGGGCCTGGGTTCCTGGTGCCATGATGGCAACCTCCTTGATTTATAGGGGCGATGAGGCCGTTTTAATGCGCCGTCTGCGCTCTGGCAAGCTTTACCGTGGCAAATTGCCGCTCCGGCCTTGCATACGGAAACGCGCCGATGGCATAAACTTTGCCTGAAAACAAAAACGGCCGCGCACGTCTCTTCCCAGACGCCGCGGCCAGGCATCCAGCGCCGTGCCCGGGAGTCCCGCCCCGGGCCGGCTGGATACGGCCTAAATGTACCACTCTTCATCGGACAACGACCACCGCAAGCAACCCGTCGACAGAGACCTCAGGCGCATCGCGCGTCTGCACGCCAAACTCGCGCGCGAAGCCGAGAGCGACGACGAGGACGAGGAGCCCGATCCGCTCGACCTCATCGCCGAGGAGGAGGGCTGCGCGCCCGAGGATCTCGACCTCGACCAGGTTGCGGCTGCGCTCGAGCAAGCCGATCCCGAGCACTACGCCGAGCGGCCCACACCTGGACGCGCGGCCAACCGCCTGCGCCGCATCGACGAACTGCAAATCTTTTGCGACCGCTGGGACGCCGAGGAAGGCCTGCGCCACCCCCAGGACCTGAAGCAGGGCAAGGGCAACACCGACGCCGATCCCGGCCAGCCGATCAAGAACTCCCGCAACGGCGTGCCCGATTTCTACGTCACCGTGGAACCCGAACCTGAAGAGGAGGCCGACGAATGGGCGCAAACTCTCCTTGCGGACCGGACCGCGATGCTGGCCAGCCGACGCTCGCCGAACTGGAAGCCCGGATGACGGCCAACCACGCCGGTTTCCTCAAATTTATTGCGGATATGTACTTAGTAGACTCGCTCCGTTTGTGGGAGCCGTTCTACGAGAGCTTCGCCGCTTACGCCCGGATTCGCTGGGGTTTTTCGCGGCAGTACGCTTCCTACTTGGTTCAAGCCGCGCCCACGTGCAAGGCGTTGTCAACCATGGTTGACGTTCCCCAGCCGACCAACGAAAGACAGGTCCGCAGCCTGCACGGCTTGGAGCCGGAGCAGAAGCGCGACCTCTGGCAGCAGGTTTGCGACGCCACGCCCGGAGACGAGCCGCCCAGCTCGCGCGCCGTCGATGGCATGGCCGCCCGGTACAAGGCCCGGCTCGCGCGTGAGAAGGAGCTGAAGGCCGACAAGCGGAGAGCGCTGCGGAAGGAGGCCGACGGTCAGACCCTGGTGCGGCAGCGGAAAGCCGTGGAGTGGTTTCAAAAGGTTGCCCAGGCCGTCCGGAAGCGCGCAGGGCGCCTGGGCAATGCGAGAGCCGCCGGGCTCATGCTCAGGGCGGCGGAGGTGATGGAGGAGGGGCTGCGGGGGCTGTAGGCTTAGCGAAATGGCCTTCGATGCGCTCCAACTGAATGGCCACATTGCTAACGCCGACGGCAACTTGGCTGATTGAAAAGCAGATCCACATAAGCAGCACCGCGAGAATAAGCGTCGCGCAGCCGAGGTCACTGTTGGATGCTGGCCGGTCTTCACGCATGCGACACCTCCGTCGCCCTGGCAATTGTGTCTCGCAGTTTCGCTTGCAACTTGGGGCTGTAGCCGTTGGCCTCGCAGAGCTGAAGGGCCTGAACGCAACCCTCCAGCAGCTCACGGGAGTGCAGAAGTAGTTGGGCGTTTTGGCGATCTTCGTTTGTCATATCAGACCAGTGGTCTCCAACGGTACAAACGATGCGCATCCTGGCCATGCCGGCAAGAATGTTGCCGCGACGATCCAGGTTCCATGGTTCAGTGAGATCAAAGACCTTCATGCCGCCCCTCCCAAATACCGCGCCAAATTCGCCTTCTCCCTCTCCAACTCCGCAATCATCCGGTCGATCTCCCCGATATGCCGCCGCACCTCCGCGCGCAGGCCGGAGAGGTCGCCGCCGGAAGAATGCGACTCGGGCAAACACGCGCTACACAAATCCCGCGCCGCGCTGACCCAGGAGCAAGGCCGGCCAGTGCGCTTAATGCAGCCCCGACAATCCGCCTCCGTGCAGCCGCAGACCTTGCACTTGCCGCCTGCTGGCTTTTCCCGAGGCCGCGTTTGCGTGGACTGCATCAGCCGCCGACCGTTGCTCTGCCCGATCTTCTTGCGGCTGCCGGGCCGGGAAAAGCCGACGTTGCAGCGCTGGCGATAGAACTGATCCGAGGAGCAGAAATAGCCGCGCGCGGCCAGCAGATCGGCGAAGGCTTCATAGCCAATGTCCGGGCCAAGTTCCTTCAGCAGCTCGCGAATCTGTTTGCTGGTCGCGCTGGCCACGCCAGGCTCGGCCGGAGTCGCCGGGACCAGCTTGCCATTCTGCGCCACACAGGTTTCGAGCTTGCCATTGGTTTCAGACACAGCTTTCTCCTTGCGCGTGGTTAAAGGAAGGTGCCAATCCGGTTTGGGCGGAAACAGCGTGCGATGGACGGCCGCGAATTCCTGCTCGGTGCAGGTTTGGCCATCTTCAGCCAGGTGCCGGCGAGCTTCCAGGAGCGTGCAGTCCGGGCCCGAGGCCTCCACGATGCGGCGGAGACGCGCGGCCGGGCCGAGGGTTGCCAGGGCGGTTGCTTCCTTGCGGGCCTGCGCTTCTGCGCGCTCGCAGTCCTCTTGCTCCATTTCGGGGCTGACGCAGTAATCCATGCCGCGAAAACGTACCATGGGTCGATCCTCAATCGAGAAATTGAAACGTCTCTTGCTGGCGACAGCGGTCCTTCTTTGAGGGCTTGCGGCGGCCGGGCTTCACCAGCTCGACGGCCTCCATGTCATCGAGCCGCAGCTCGGCCACGCGGACTTCCCAGCGGGCCGAGCCCGGATTGATCCACCAGCCCCAGACCTCGAAACGGTTCTGGGCTTTCAGCCAGACGGCGATGGGCCTCAGCGTCTTGGCCTTGTTGACCCGCGCGCTCATGTTGCTCGCGCTGGTTGCCTGCACGCCCAGGACGCCGGCCACGTTGGAATGGACGGCGACGATGTCCACGCAGCCAAACAGGTCGCGGCGGATCTTGATCGGCTGGCCGTCCTTGTCCTTCGTGCCGATCGGCAGCCAGCGCTCCACGACTTCGGCCTCAAAGCCGCGACGCCGGAGCAGGTCCAGGGAGCGGGCGGTTGGCGATTTGCCTTTCATGCCTTCGGCTCCAACGTCTTCGCCAGCCGGGCCAGGCCCGCGAAGCTGCCTTTGGGTTCCACAAACTTCTTGAGCGCCACACCCTTGCGCCGCAGGAAGATCGCCCGCCGCGCCGCGACCATGCGCGTCAGGCCCGAGCGGTTCACGACCTCGCGGAAAGTGCCGCTGGTTTGCCAGAGGTGGACGAAGTCGGCGTCGTTCAGCGGCCCGATCGCGGGCGGATGGCCAAGCGGCGGAAGGGCGTGGTGCAGGTTGATCCCTTTGAATTCGTCGTCGGGCATCGGGTCGTTCATGGCAGGACCTCCGGGAATTGCTGCACGCGCAGGTCGCGCGGCCATTCGTCCATGTCGCCGCCTTTGCGGTCCAGTAGTCGCACTTTGCACGGAGCCGGAAACCCTGCGTCCTCTACAGGCTTGCCACCGAGCTGCTTGACAAAGCACGCGACCCCGGCCGCCTCGCATTGCTTGACTAGAGAGCGAATCCAGGCCAGGTTGCAAGGCCGCGCGTGCGGTCCGCTTTCGCCGCCGATGATGACCCAGTGAATGCCGGTGAGGTCCACCGGGCCGAGGTCCTCGAGCAGTGGCTCGATCGACAGAAACCGCACGGTCGCCATCACGCGCCGAATGGCATCGATCCGCGGCAAGCCGTGCTCGCGATTCTCCACGCTGACGCCGAGCCAGACGTTATCGGGAATGCCGTCGAGCTCCCAGTCCATGAGGCCGGCCGCGTCGTTGAGATTCCAAGGCCGCTTGGTGAGCAGCAGCCAATCGAGATTCGGCGTCTGTCGAATCAGCTTGGCCAGCCGCCGCCGCGGATCCGCCAGCTCCGGTCGATCCTCCAGCCAGTCCGCCAGCGACGCGCAGAACACCCGCATCCGCTCGCCGCGCTCGCCCGCTGCCGCGTTCCACTTCACCGGCTGCCGCCAGTAATCCTCGCCGGCGATGACGCGCGTGCCCTTGTCGCCCCAGACGCCGAGGACCTTGGGATTGCGTTTCGACTGGGCTTCGGCGTAGCAGTTCGCACAGCCGGGGCTGACCTTCGTGCAGCCTCGCCAGGGGTTGAAAGTCGCGTGGGTCCAGGAAATCTTGCTGGTCTCGGCCATGGCTCAATCCCCCTCCCCTTCCTCGCCGCGATCGCCCTCTTGCCCGGCCGCGTCCTCGCGCTCCGCGCTCTGAGCAATCACCAGCCGCCCGCGGCGGTTGGCAAAGCCGGCCAGGTCGCCGACGTCGATTTCCTTGATCGCCATGTTGAGCGTGCAGCCCACTTCGCCCGGGGTGAAGCTGACGCTGTTCGTGTCGAAGACGCCGCTGAGCCGCTTCGGCTGAACGTCCATCCCCGGCAGCGTGCCCTGATCGGGATGATCCTTCGAATCGAGTAGGATCCAGCCCGAAATCCGCCGATGGCAGAGATGCTGGATCGCGTCCTGGTCGCCGACAGAATCGCGGTCGATCTTGATCGAGAAGCTGGCCTTGTTCGCGCCGATCGAGACCGCGCCGAACTTGCACGGCAGGTTGAGCAGGGCCTTCACTTTGAGCTTCGGGGCGGACTTGGTTGCAGTGGTCATGGCGGAGGTCCTTTCGTTGGGGGCGAAGTGGTTTCCAAAATTCGCAGGCATTCGAGGTGCAGCATGTTTGGCAGCCGCGCGTAGATGCCGAATTTCTCGAGCGCCGTGGTTTTGATCGCCTCTTGCTGCGCGGCCGGCAGAGCGTCCCAGGCTGCGTTCAGGCGATCGAGGCGCGGCTTTTGGCGGTCCATGGCCGCGTTCTCGGCCGCCCTGCGCGCCTTGTTTTTGGTGATTTCGCGATCCAGGTACGTCGGAGGCGGTTTTGCTGAAGCACGCCCAGGAGGTTGCCAGACGCCGTCCGAGCCGCGCGTGAAGCCGTGGAACTCGGGATTTTGCAGCCAGCGAACAATCAGGCCCGTAACATTCCCGACTGCCTTGAGCTTTGGATTGGCAAGACGCTGGCGAACCGCAACGACGGTCGCAGCGGCCAGCGAAGGCGAAACACGCTCGGCTTGCGGAGCCGGAAGCCCGAATTGAACTAGCTCGGCAACCGCCTCTTTTTCAGGAGAAGTTTCCAAAGCAACGGCAGCGGCATTCGCTGCTGCTGTAACTCTTAAACTCTCTACTAATGGTGCTTCGGCTTCGGATGGATCATTTTGAGCGGTTCGGATGGATCGTTTTGATCCATCCGGATGGATCATTTTGAGCGGTTCGGATGGATCATTTTGAGCGGTGTCGCCGATGGAATAATGGTTGGTGCGGTTGGTGCGCTCGACGAGAAGCACGCCAGTCTTTTTAAGCTCACGAATAGCCCGGCGAACAGAAGGGACTGACCAGCCGCATTCCGTGGCAATGCGCTTCTGCCCGGCAAAGCAATACTTCTTGCCGTCCTTCTCGTCGACTTTTTGAAAGCGCCGGATAATGCTCAAAACGGCAACCGCTTTTCTCGACAGGCCTTCCATGAGGATCTTCCCTGAAACTAAATGCGCATTGCGCCTTTGCCCGAATTACAATCTTCGCACGACGTAAAGAGGTTGCTTGGATCGTTGGTTCCGCCGTTGGCGACGGCGAGAAAGTGGTCAATGACGAGAACAGCATCGGGCGGCTGTCGGCCGCAATAGCGACAAGTACACCTATCTCGGACGAAGATCTTGAAGCGAAGCCTTTGGCCGATGTGATCGCGTTTGGCCTTAAACCTCCGCTTCTGAACAAATGGCGGAGGCTCAATGCCAGCAGGCCAGATGATTCTACTAGGCTCGCCAGGGTCTAATAACCGTCTCCCCAGCGCGATAAAGTTGCAAAGGTTTTGCATGCAGGAAACGCATAAGAGCTTGCCTGACGGGTCCACTGCATTACCGCCAAACTTTGCGCCACAAAGGCCCCTTGCCTGATCTTCGCCAGGGTAAATTGAAACGACGTGCAACGAATCCCTGGCCGTTGGCGATGCTTTCTCGGATATGCAGATTCGCCACTCAAAACGCACTACCGCGTCGAAGATGTTGCCACGCCCGTCATGGTCACGGATGGAAAAAGAAGCCTTTTTGTTTAGCCCCCATTTTTCAAGCTCCTGCGTGTAAATCCACCTGTGGGTAAGCTCTGATTCGCGATAGACCGAAAAGTCGAACGGCCCGACGTCCTCCAATTGTCGTTCCCGCTGCATTGTCAGGAGCCGCTCACGGGCTTTTTCAAAAGCACGCGCTGGGCCGCGTGCGGAAATCTCTCCCACGTCGTAAGTCGCGACGGCGCTCGTGGCTTTGATGGCGTAAACCTTCATGCCGCCTTTCCTTTCAAAAGGGAATTTCCTTGTCGTCTCTCACCGCCGCCGGAACCTCCGGCCTTTCCTCCTCGACCGCGACCGCCTCCAGTTGCTCCAGAAGCGCCCGGCATTCGCGGAGCATCTCGAACGTGGCCGAGGGATCCTCGTCTTCCCAGCCGTCGGCCTCGCGCTCCTCGAGCATCTGCTCGTGCATGACGATGAGGCAGCGAAACCAGCCCACGCGCTCGGCGTCGATCTGCTTGGCCGCGCGCTGGTACTCGCGCCAGGCGGCCTCTTCCCGGGTCTTGTCCACGGCGTCAAACATGCGCTGCACGTCTTTGGCGGTCATGCCGCGCCCTCCACAAACTCCACCTTCGCTTCCGGGCCATCGGTCACCCGCGCCATGAGCACTTGAAAATCCCGCTGCTCCGCAATCTCGTACAAGAGCCGCACGCCCTCGCTGTCGAGATGTTCGGCATCGTCCACGCGCAAGACGCGCAGCTTCGGATTCTGCAAAGCCGCCACCGCGACAGCCGTTCTGAGCCGCTGGGCTCGCGACGCCTGGCGGAAGCTAACACCGTCGAGCCGGAGCTCGCCCTGCCCAACTTCGAGGCCCGGCACGCCCAGGTCGACGCCGTCCAGGAGATGCACGCGCAGATGACGGAGCTGGGCCAGGATGGTTTCGAGCCGCTGGTGCTCGGCTTCAGCCTGCTCGTTTTCGGCGGCCAGGCGAGCGAGCTGATCAGCGGCCAGGCGCCGCTTGGTGAGCTTCTCATTCGTTTGGCCGACTGCGGCAAGCTTGGCCTTCAGCTCGGCAATATGCAGGGCGGGATCCTGCATTGCCAGCAGGTTGCGAGTGAGACCGGCCTGGTCATCCTCAATACCCTTCCTGGCGGCCTCGCCCTTTTGCAGGCGGCCGTCCATCACGTCGAGGGCCTCGCGCACTGCCTTTACTTCGGCCTCAAGATCGCTGAGCCGCTTGGCCATCGCCTTGCGCTGATTCGTCAGCTCTTCCAGCTTGCGGCTGCAGGTCGCATGCTCACGGACGGCTTCGGCAACAGCCTGCTGCGCTTCCCGGTACTTCTCCTGCTCCGACTGCGCCGCCTGGATATGCTCCACCAGCTCGGCCGCCCCTGTCTCTTGCTCGTCGGGCTTCAGCGGCCCGCCCAGCGCCTGGATCGTGTTGTGCTGCTCCGTGACCGCCGAGCGCTTCCGCTCCATCACGCGCGTCGCTTCGCGCCGGCGCAGGTAATAAAGCCCCGTCTCATCGGCTGAGAGCCGCATCAAATACGCATCCGCGCTTTCCCCCGGCCGCGGCATTTCCTTCTCGCCGGTGATTTCCTCCACACGGACCAGGGGCGGCTCCACGCCGGCGAACGACAGCACGTCATCGACCTGATCCTGCGGACGCCGTTCGAGAAACGCGATCGGGTCCAACGCGAATTTGCCCCAAAGCCCATCCAGGAGCTGTTGCGGCTTATTCTTCCGGCTGCCATCCGCGCCGGTGACGATGACCGAGCCGCCCTTCTCCGTCCAGGTGCGCGTCACGATGTATTCACCGAGGTCGAGCCGCACCGTGGCCTTGTCCGCGCCGCGGCGGATCGGTTCCGGCATCTCCCTGGCAGTCTTTCCTCCGAGGGCCGCCCAGATCGCATCGAGGGCGGACGTTTTGCCGCTGCCGTTTGGCCCAGAGATGACAACATGCCGGCCCTGCGCGTCGAGGTGCATGACCGGGATGCGCATGAAATCTTCCACGTCCATGCGCAGGAGCCGGAGCGTCGTGGCTTCGGCGTTGGCAGGTTTCGCGATAGCGGATGACATTGGTTTCCCTTTCGTTTCTGTGGTCAGGTGCCAGTGTTTGCAATTCGGGCACTGGTAAACCCGGTATTTCTGGCCCCACTTTTTCGCCAGGTCGCGGCCGGCCTTTTCCGCGTCCTTCTTGAAGGCGAAGGCCAGCTTGCGGCGACCGTTGGGGCCGGGCGAATGGCAGCGGAGGTACATGAGGCCTCCTTACCAGTCGGTGCGGCTCTTCGTGGTTTTGGTCACAGACAAAGGTGCCGACAGCGCCGCCGCCCGCGACCGCGCAAGCCCGGCCAACTCCTCGAAAGCCGCGCCCAGAAAATCCCTGTTCGCGATCATCGCGGCCTGCACCGTGCCGAGGTCCTCCGTCGTCTTGGCCGCCGCCAGGTCCTCTTTCACGCGCCGGATCATCTCTTGTCGCTCCAGGTCCTCTTGCTCGTTCTTGGGACCAGGCAGTCCCACAGGCTGAGATGCATCCGGCTTCTGCTCGGCCGGCTTGCCCTTGAGGCTGGTGCGTTCGGCGGGAGCTTCCTTCGCGGCCGATGGATAGAGCGACTCCTTGCTGTCCGTGCCGCTTTCGAGGGCCGACAAGTCGCCGCGCAAGATGACTAGATCGTCCAGCACTAGAGCGTTGCGGGCCGCGATTTGGAACTTGGCCAGGATTTGCTCTTCCTTCACGCCCTGCTTGCCCAGGGCCTTGATCACCCAATCCTGCGCGGCGGCGATGCCCTTCTCCGCGATGAACTTGTCGATTTTGCCGCGCACGCCCTGCTTGGCCCGCTCCATCGCCCGATCCAGCATCGACGCCGGCAAAGCGTCAAGGACGACGTTGCGAATCGCCTTGGACTGGCCGATTTGAAAGCGAATATCCTCTTTGCGGGCAGCATCGAATTTGCCATGCACGGTCCAGGCCTTGCTCTGGCGGAACTGTCGCGACACCGTGAAGCCAGTTTCGAGGTCGATAAAGCTGGCCGTGAACACCCACGAGTCGGGCAGGTCCTGGACCGGCAGCGTTTCGATCGCGCAGTTGCCATAGCAGCGCGCCGCCGCCAGCGCCAGCTTGACCGAGTGGCCTTCGACGCGGTCCTTGCCAGCGCCCCAGCCGTAGTAAAAATCTTCGCCGGCCAGGTCTGCTTCCTGGGTCAGCCGCCGCTCGACCTTCTCCAGGTCGCGCTCCCTTTGGACAGTCATCGCAGTGACGTAGCTGGTGCGCGTCATCTGCAGCGCCTGGCCAGAGGCGACGATGCTTTCGGCATCGTGTGCCATGCCGTTGCGCGGGACTGTGGATAGTTCAGCCATTGGATCATCTCGCATTGGAGTCCTCACTTTCAGGATTGGTAAAAGGCCCATTTCGGGAGAGACAAAGTTTCGATCTTTTCGGCGGTTCGACTGGACCAGTCTTGAGCCGCAGCACGTTGGTGCAACTCACCCATCAGATCGCGGCGCCGCGTGTCGCCAAGATCGAGGGCATCGCCGTCCAGCTCGTAGACGCCGACCTCAAAGGGAGCTTCCTTGCAGACGGCGATGAACAGATAACGAAAGCCGCCGGCCGGCATGGCAATGACGCCAGCGTCGGCCAGGGCTTCGAGGCCCGCCAGATAATGCGCGGCTCGAATGTGGTACGAGTAATTGAGCACCGACTTGGCGAACTTGATCGGCTGAGGGTTAGAGGTCCTGATCGCTTCGCCCAGCGTCTTCGGGTCGAGGACGATCCCCGAGTCGAGCAGCCGATCAATCTTGGCCTTGCAGGGCAGCCCCGTGATCGGGTCCTCCCAGCGAATCGCGCATTCGTTCTTGCCCGGTTGCTCCAGCAACTTGCGGGCGACGGTGTGGGAAAGGATTGCCCGGACCATGTTGGCGATCAGGTCATAGTCTTCCGTGTTGACCAGGTCGAGCCCGCGCGATCGCGCGTCGGCTTGCTCCGCCGCGAAGCCCTTGGTGCGCGATCCGAGGTCGCAGACCTTCACCGTTGCGGCGTAGCGGTCCGGCTCCAAGAGGTGCCGGTGGAAGAGCTTGCCCAGCCGCATCGCCGCCGTCTCTTCGCGCGTGGGCAGCGTATGCGTGATATAGCGCCCGCCGAACAGCGGAGCCGACTCGCGAAAATCTTCCAGCATGGACGCGGAGAGGTGATCCGTGTCACCGTAATAGGTCGCGTCATCCACATCCCAAAAGCCGATGGTACTCACGAGAGCCTCACTTTCTTGTCGCGCCGGGGTGTCGCAGCCCGCAGCCGGTTGGCACTGCGCAGCCGCTCCAGAATCGCCGGCATGCCGCGGCTGTGAGCGCCGAAGTCTTTACAGCCGTCTTCAAAAAACAGATCCACCACGTCGGCCGAGGAGGGCAGCCCCAGGAGGAGCCGTCGCGCCATCCGCTCGGCCTCTTGCTCGGTGGGAGCCGTCCCGATCACGGAGCGACTGATCACGCAGGTATCGCCACGATCGCCGGAGACATCCACGTCGATGATTTCCCAGCCGTCAGCGGAGCGCTGAACACCGTAGGACTGGAACCGATAGGCAGGCGAGCGGGGCATGAGCGATCCTCCTAAGCGACCACCAGGGCGGAGAGCTGGCCCATGAAACGGATGAGCCGGTCCACTTGCCGGCCGCGGCGGATGACGATGGTTTGCAGGCATTGCGCCTCGATCCAGTTCGCATGGTCGAGCGCACGCTGTACGCCGGCGATTGCCGCCCCGAGGGAGTTGTTTTTGCGCCGCAGGAGCGATAGCGCGCCGTGCCACTGGCTGGCCGCATCGCGTGCTTTGGACGTGAGCATGGGAGAACTCCTTCAATTCACGCAGGCCGCCGCCAGAGCGACCGCATAAGAGCCAAATCGAGTAAGAACGGCCTCGGTGACGAAGACGCGCTGCCCACGGTGAAAGCACAACCGCCAGGTCGCGACCGGCCGCAGAAAGCCCTGATCGCCGACGACCACGGTTTCGGTCACGCGCGAGCCCCAGCCTTCACTCCACAGCCGTTCCAACACCGGAGAGGTAAACGTTTCTTGCTGCTGCTGATCCATCGCTAAGCCTCCAAGAGAAAAACAGAGGAGGGCCGTTGCATCCAAGCGCCGGTTGTCCACGCAGGCCCGGCCCAACTCTGTCGGCCTCCATGCCAACCGTGCGTCAAAAGACCCCGGGGACGAAGTCACGCCCCGGGGTTGCTCACCGGCAACAAGCCGGTAGCTGGCTGTGTGGTTCAAGCGGGCGGGGGCGGCTGGCACCAGAGCCGCATTAGCCTCGGCAGTCTGCTCACGCGACAAGGCTCCCCGCCCGGGGACCGTCCTGACCGGGAAACGTGAGCTACACTTTGCCCAATGGAACCAATTTCCCCGGCCAGCGACTAAGCCAGCGAATGAAAGCGGCGCGCGGCTGAGTGCGCGCCCGAGGGCTTCCCTGCCGTGGCGGGCTCGGGAGGTCCTGCTTTGACCGTCAACGAAGTGCTGGACTGGTACGAAGCGAACGAGGTCCGCGAATTCGCGCCCGTCGCCCTCAAGGAGCGGCAGCGGATTTGGGGCCTGTTTCGCATTCGTCTCGGCGAGCACCACACCGCCGATTGCCGGCCCGCCGAGCTGCTCAGCTTTCTGGCCTCGCAGAAGGGAGCGCGGTCCAACTGGACGCGACGCCGCTTCAAGGCCACCATCTGCCGACCGTTCAATTACGCTGCCGAGGTGGGACTGATCCCGAAGAACCCCTTTGCCGGGGTGAAGATTCCCGAGGGACCCGACGGCCGCGACTGGACCCCCGACGAATACCAGGCAATTCTCCGCAATTCCTCTCCCTACTTCCGCCGCCTGATCATCCTCTTGCGCTTCGGCGGAGCCAGGCCCGGAGAGGCCAGAACGCTGCAATGGTCGCACGTTTTCGCCGAGCTGCGGGCCATCGTCCAGGCCGAGCACAAGACCGCATACGCCACCAAACAGCCGCGCCGCATTCACTTCAATCGCGTGCTGGTCAAGCTGCTCACCTGGATTCGCCGCAACAAAACCCACGCGACCTACGTTTTCGCCAACGGCCGCGGCCGGCCCTGGACGATCTGCGCGCTGGTCAACCACTTCAACCTGATCCGCCAGCGCGCGGGATTGCCGGGAGACGTGAAGCTGCATGGCGGCAGGCACACCTTCGCGACCAGCGCCATCCTGCACGGCGTTGACGTGGCCATCCTGGCGGAGCTGCTCGGCCATCGGTCGATCAAGACGACGCAGCGATACCTGCACTTGACCCACAAGCGCGAGCACTTGAACGCCGCGATGGAACGGGCCATTGGATGTAGCCCCGGAGGCTACAGCTAATCGGCAAACGCGAAGAAAAGCCGGTGTTTTGAGCGGAGAAGAGGAAATCGCGCCGTGGAAACAGCGCCGAATCAGTTGGTTACACCCGAACGAAAATGGTGGGCGTAGCTCAGTTGGCAGAGCTCCGGATTGTGGTTCCGGCTGTCGGGGGTTCGAGTCCCCTCGCTCACCCTGGAAAAACGGAACGGCCAGGAATGCTACCTCCTGACCGTTCCTCTTAACCCTGAAAGGACCGACCCATGATAACACCCGCGCAGAACTCATGGAAGCCAATGACCACGACCGAGCGCCGCCTGACGGTTGCCCAGGCCATCGTGAACCTCGAGCGCCAACGCCAACGGGAGCCGGAGGAGCAAAGTGCAGCAGAACTGCAATCGCTCGTTTGGTTCGCCCATTCGGTCCTGGAAGCGCGGTCATTGGCCGACCAGTGAGAAAAAGAGGGATGCCCCGACGGCCACTCGGCCAACTGGATGCCGCTGAGCTGGCCGCCGGTGGGCTCCCTAACAACCCGCCCGCAGCCCACCCCCGCCGGTAGCAGAGCATTGCGGCGAAGGCTGGCTGGGGCAGGTGAAGAAGCAATGTACCTAGCCTTTCGGATATTTTCAAGACTATTCGGAAAAATTCCGTTGTGATTATTCGACGGGGGCAGTAAGATGGGTAAAAGCAAGGAGAACCGTCGAATGCAAAAGCACGAAATCGAAGAATTGCTCCAGCTCCGGGGCTGGTCGCGCCGTCAGCTCGCCAAGCAGCTCGACCTGACGGAGGACACCGTTTACCGCTGGATGGTCGAAGAGAAGGAAGTAAAGGGGCCAGCGTCAATACTCATGCGCCACTGGCTCGACCAAGCGCGCCGGACGCAGGTTGCTATGCCAGAACCAGTTGCGACGGAGTGAAGATCACCGCCTGCCTCCGGCAGCGCCAGCGATCAAAGCAGCCCAAAGGCCGCAGCAAAGCAGGTAAGAAAGCAAAATCCCTCCAGCGATCATCAGCATCACACTCGCGCAGATCCCACAAATCTTGCCGCCCTCCGTGGTCCCCTGCCCCGCCGGGTCCATGACTCCTCGATGCATCAAAGCCAAATCGACATTGGCCATATGCCAGACGAACGGGCCGAGAGGCGAAAAGGCGACCAGGCTGATAATTCCCAGCGCCAGGATTGTGCCTCCTCGATGCGCTTTGGCGTAGCCGCTGGATGAATGGGGAAACAAACCCGAGGGCGGAAGGTTGACCTCGACTTGCACGGGGACCGGCGGAGCCCAGTCAGGCGGCGGAGCATAGCCACGCGCGACAGGGACCGACGACGAAGGCGGAGGCGGGGCCAGCGATCCCAGCACGGTTTTGTTGCCGGAGCCGTCGGGGGGCTTGGGAACGCGAAGCTTCTGATCGCAATAAGGGCATTTGATCTTTTCGCCAGCGCTGGGATGAGAGACGGGGCCGTTGCAATTGGGGCAAAAGAAATCGATCATGGGCAGCCAGCTCCTTGAAGGTTGCCCCATTGAAAGCGATTGGCCGCCGCGCCGCAAGAAGATTCCGGCTCATTTCACCACCGGCACCCACTCCCCAAACGGACAAACCATCTCCCCGCTAAACACCGCCCGCGCCCCGATCCGCTCCACCAGCTCGTGATAGTAATAGCGGCGCATGAGCCACGGCAGCTCCGGGTCTGTGGCATAGACCACGTGCCACCACACGTCCACGCGCTCGGCCTGATCCTGCTCCGCGCCATACCAGGCGTAATAGGTCCACATGTCGCCCGCGTTCCGATGAACGTTGGCAATGTCGTTGCATTGCTCCCGGAGCTCGCGAGCAAGCTTCACGTTGGCGAGCGCACGCTCGTGAGATGGCAGCCCCGGCTGAGGATCGGGGGCGAAGAGGGAAGTGATTAAGAGTAGGGCGACAGCGGTCATAGGAGTGGACCTTTATTGCTGGGCGGTACCGTCCCTGCCTCCGCGGCCGGCAAACCGGTGATGAGACAGAGGAAGATGCCCGACTGCCCCAGACCGCCGCGCACGCCGCCGGAACCATGCACCAGCGATGAGCCGCGGACCAGCGCGGGAACGCTCGTTTCGATCTCCGCCCCCATCCACCAGCCGCCGATCAATTCGTTTTGCGGTCCCACGTCCCGGCCATCCCCGCCCAGGCCGTTGGCGTCTCGCGCCCAGGCGTCGGCGATGCGGTCCAGGGCCGCGTCCTCGACCAACGAGGGCTGCCAGAGGGGACCCATGAGGACGGACCGCCAGGCGTCATTGACCTCGGCGAAGAGCGCCGACGGTAAGCAGCGATCCGGCAATTGTTCAAACGTTGGCTGCATGGTGGACCCCCGCGATCTTGCGACACGTTTCGAGGCCGCGGTCAATAAGCTGCCGCGCCCGTTCCTTGCTCACGCCGCCGATGCGCTCGCCGACTTCCGTCAGCGTCATCCCCCGCAGATATTTGAGCCGGATCGCCTTCCGCGTTCGCGCCGGGAGCCGGGCCAGAATCGCCGTCACGCGCGCGGTCGTCTCGGAAGTGGCGGCGGCTTCACCGGGACCAGGATGCCGGTCGATCAATTCCGGCTGAAGGGAGATTTGATGGATGGAATGGACGCGCTGGGCCTTCGCGGCAGCATCGACCCAGCCCGGCAACGCATCCCCACGGCTCGCGTGCAGAGGTACATGGATGACGCCCTGGTCGAGGGCCGCGCGCGTCATCGCCGCCCAGATCGAGCGAAAAGCGTAGGTCTTGAAAAGCACCCCGCGCGTTTCGTCCCACAGCTCGGCCGCGCGGATAAGCCCGAAAATGCCAGCGTCGGCGGCATCCTGCAGGCCCATGCGAGTAACGCCGACGTGCCCCTTTGCGATCAACTGCCGGGCGACATGCCGCGCCAGGTATTGCCATTTCACGATGAGAGCATTGCGCTCTTCCAGCGAGCGCCGGCTCGGCGAGCGGTTGCTTTTCATGCGCGCAGCATTGGCCCGAGGGCCGGCCTAGTGCAAGCGCCTGCGCCTTCCCCGGTTGCCCTGAGAGGGGTAGGGGCCGCAAAATCAGGGGACACCAGAGCACCGAGCCGCCAGGAGCAAACCACCATGGCCAGCGATTTCAACTTTGGAGCGAACGCCACCGCGCCCAGGCCACCGAAGGCTTTCGCACGCAAAGGAAACGCGAAGGGGCTGGTAAACCGCTCGGCGGCCAAAGCAGCCAAGGGCAGAGTTCGTCAGACGGACACCGCCAGCGCCCGCAAGAGGTAAGCATGCCCGACTTCGGAGCGCTGATCGGCCCGCGCAACATCCTGGCAAAGCCCGTGCAGGCAGACGAAGAGGGTGACGGACTCCCAGGGCAAACCGCGCCGCACAAGCGCAAGAACGCGGGAGCGATTCGCATGGCAGCCTTAGCCGAGGCTCGCCAGGTCTTGGGCGAGTTGCCCGGCCCAGGCGAAAGCCTGCACGCGATCATGACCGGCCGTTACGACATGGTGGACGTGATCGATGCGCTCGCGCCAGCTACCGGGATCGCCAGCGAAATGCGGATTGCCACGCTGTCTTTCTCGCACCGCAACACCGCCCGCATGGAGGACTGGATTGCAACGGGCCGGGTGCAGCGTCTCACCATCTTGTGCAGCCTGTTCTTCATCAAGATGAACCCGGCCGTCTATCAGGGGCTTTTCGCAGTGATCCAGAAGGCCGGACCGCCGCACCGCCTGGCCGCCAGCCGCAACCACTGCAAGGTGATTTGCCTGGACTGCCCGGACACCGGGAAATGGATCATCGAGGGCAGCGCCAATCTTCGCACGAATTCCAATGAGGAGCAGTTTGCCCTCTTTCGCGATCCGGGCCTTTGCGACTGGCACAGCGCTTGGATCGAGGACCGGGTGAGCACCTATGCCGCGCGAGGAACGAGCGACTGACCCCGAGCGGGCCCAACGCATCGAGCAGGTCATCCGCATCCGCAGTTTAGGCGGCACCTTCGAGGACGTTTGGGACTTCGCCGAGAGCACGGGCAAGGATAAAGCGCCGTGGGGTTTGTCGAAGCGGCAGGTCCGCAACTATATTTCCGCCGCCGACCGCCGCATCGAAAAGCACTGCGAGCACCGCGCCAGCCGCAATCTCGCTCTCCATTTGAAGAAGCGTCAAACCTGGATCAGCCGGGCCGTCGAGCAGGGCGACTACCGGACTGCGCTCGCTTTGGCCAAGGACGAGGCCCAACTCCAAGGCCTCTACCGCATCGTCAACCAGGCGGCCGACCACGAGGCGGCCGAGCTGGTGAAGGACGCCCAGGCCGTCGCCAAGGTAGGCACCAAAAACCCCTCGGCCTATCCCACCGATCCCGTCGGCTACATGCGCGACATCCTCGGCCTGACGCTGACGCCGCAGCAGAGCGGAGCCGCCGAGCGCCTGCTCGTTTATCCCCATCGGCTCGCGCTCAAGAGCGCCAACAACACCGGCAAATCGGCCTTGCTGGGCGGGTTGATCAATTGGCATCACGACAACTTCAATCCCGGCGTGGGCATCACGACCGCGCCCAACTCCCGCCAGATCGCGGACACCTGCTGGAAGGAAGTGCGCTCGCTGCGCATGAAGGCCGGCCTTCCGGGACTGAAGGGCAAGGGCGGAGCGCCGGCCCTGGAGGACGGGCCCAACCACTACAGCCGCGGCTACACGGTCAGCCCGCACGGCGGCGCCACCGCGTTCCAGGGCCGGCACGACGGCAACATGTTCTTTGTCTTCGAGGAGGCCACCGGCATTTCGGCGGAGATGTTCGAGGCCGTGCGCACCATGCACAAGCCCGACCAGGGGCATATGTGGATTTGCGTCTACAACCCCACGGACGTTAGCTGCCGCATGAAGTTTGAAGAGGACCTGCACGACATCAACGGCGATGCCTTCTGGGCCGTGCTCGAGCTGACCGCCTTCGAGCATCCCAACATTGCCGCGGAGCTCGAGGGCAAGCCGCCGCCCATCCCCAACGCCATCACCCGCAACCAGCTCGAGGACATGATCGCTTCCTGGTGCGTGGAGATCCGGCCCGAGGAAGCGACCTCGACCGACTTCTGCTGGCCGCCGCCCTGGTACGCGGAGAAGCACCAGGTGCCCTGCAAATGGTACAAGCCCGGCCCCGAGTTCCAGGCCCGCGCCATGGGCCGCTGGCCGGACGAAGGCACCGGCCTCTGGAGCGACGTACTCTGGGACGCCTGCTGCAAGCGCCCGCTGCCGCTCTGGCCGCACGAGCCGCCGGAGCTGGGCGTTGATTGCGCGCAGGGCAAGGGCGACGACTTCCACGCGATCCATACGCGCTGGGGAGCGGCGAGCATTGCCCACGAGACATCAAACACGATGGACCCGAAAAGGATCTTTGAGCGAATCAAGGAATGCTGCCGGAGGGCCGCGGCCTTCGCCAACGCCAAGCGCGCGAGTGGCGTTAAGCCGTGGACGGACAAGGACATCAAGGTCAAGGTGGACGATGATGGGACCGGGAATGCGATCGCGAGCTTTCTCCGCGCCGAGGGTTATTCGGTCTACGCCGTCGGCGCCGGTACCGCCGCGGTCCGGCCCGACCGCTATCCCAGGAAGCGCGATGAGCTTTGGTTCGAGGTTGCTCTGAGAGCCAAGGCCGGGCAATTGTGCTTGCGCGAGCTGAAGGACGAGCCGACGCGGCGACGACTGAAGCAACAACTGCTGGCGGTCACGTGGGAATTGAAGGCCGGGAGAAGATGCGTCGAGCCGAAAGAGGACACGAAGGAGAAGATCGGCCGCAGCCCGGACGACGCGGATGCCATGAACCTTGCATATTATGAGGGGGTGAGCAGCGTTCCGACCGCTGTGGATCCGGACGAGCCGAAAGAGGAACGCAAGGGCGGGGCTTTTTGGAGGGGGAAGTAAATGGCGATCATCAAGCAGACGCATTGCCCGCGATGCCAAGAAGCGTTGGTTCCCGCTGGTTTTCTTGGCCGGACGAAGGAAGGGGTCTGGGTCCATGCGCGCTGCATCTTCCGAGAATCAGGGATGATCACCCGCTACAAAACAGTGCCGCCGCCAAAAGGAATAGAGCACGACGCCAGCAACACGCGCGGCCGCTCCCCCGTGGTGCATCACGAATCCGAGGTCCTGCCGTTGCTTGGCATCGGCGCGCAGCCCGAAGCCCCGAACGTCACGATCCAGGCAGATGCCATAGACGACCAGCCCAAAGCGAAAAGCAAAGGCGGCCGCGCGGGCTGGGGTAAAGAAACCTGATTGGTGGATCGTCGGGTCACAACCGCGCGCTCCGTTTGGGCTACGCGGTCACAACTAAGAAGTGACGGACAATGGGAAAGTATAGGATCGTAGAGAAACCAGTTTCTCTACCCCCCGTCTGAGTTTCTATACCCCGTGTTTTTCTTGGGTTTATCGAACTTTTTAGGAAGCCCGTGCTTGCTAGCAAACAAGCCAGCCTCTTGTCGAGGCCGGCAATCATCCTTCCACTTTAGGCCAAATTTGGCGTTCGCCATCCTCATAACGACGGGGGATGACAGGTCGTTCGTAACATACTCGCGGTAACAAAACTCCCGGATGTTCCACGTCCATGAGGACATGGGGAACGGCGCCGAATCAGGACGCGAGTTTCCGGCTGCCCAACTGAACGCTGCCGGCGAGGCTCACCTACATTGCCCCGGCTGCAACAAGCAATTCCCCGATGGCAATGAGCCGACCTATGATCCATGCGGCGTGCGCTACTGCCTCGATTGCGTCGGCCAGCGCTGCAGCGTAAAGCGACTCGCGGAGCAATTGTTTAGAACGCGGCCCGAGCCAAAATGCGAGCGTTGCGGCCGAGTCCTGCCGCATAGCAAGCCGACGTATCAGCCGTCACTCGGCGTTTACGTGACCGCAGTTGGCGTCTGCACGGGCATCCCCAAAGCCGCCCAATGCGATGTTCAAGGCCATCCGTATGACCTTGCCGCGATCTTAGACCGAGACCTGATGCTGCCCTGCAGCGAGCCCCCTTGCGACGAGCCGCACCAGGTGGAGGCCAGGGAATGCGATGGTTCATGAGCTACGTTCGCGTCTCGCGTGACGGCCGTTTCGTCTTTGGCCATGCCATTACAAACGGCAGCGAGCATCCCATCACGACTATCCTGCGCTGGAATAGGGAATACGGCGAAAAGGACGGGACCAAGCATGCCCTGCTTTCTTTCCAGCCGATATCCGACCACAGCGTTCCCAACGACGATATTGAGACCTACGGAATCGGCCCTTGATTGACCCCGGACCCCTCCATCCGCCATGCTCGCCCGCATGAGCGCGGACACCCCTCCTATCAACCCTGCCCTGCCGAGTTTCCTGGGCGGAGTCCCCCACGAGCAGCAGAGCAGCGACGATCCCCGCGATATCTCCCCCGGTTACGCCGTTCCCCATGTCCTCATGGCCGATGCCCTGATCAAGGGCACCGCCCAGTCTTATTTCCGCGAGCAGTGGGACGAGGCGATGCGGCATGACCGGGTGAACGCGATGGCGATGCGCCTCGACGAGCATTTGCAAGCCTGTCTGCGCGAGCGCCGTTTGGGCGTGACTCGCCTCAACTGGCACCTCGAAACGGACAACAGCAAACGCGACCCGCGGGAAAAGCTGCTTTGCGATGGGCTTACACGCGCAGCCAAAGCCACGAGGAGCTTGATTCAATTCCAGGAAAACGAGACATGGGCCAACTGGTACGGCCGCTATGGCAACCAAGTGCAATGGGCATGGCAACCGCTACGCATGCCGCAGATTGCACCACTGGGCCAGACGAACGACCAGCCGATGCGCACCCTCGTGATGGATCGCTTTGAGCCCGTCAACGGCGACAAGATCGAATGGACCTGGGACGGGACGCCCATGGTGCGGATCAATGGCAGCTATGCCAGCCGCTTCCCCGATGCCGACGTCGTTTATGACAATCTCGGGGCCAGCCTGGTCCTGCGCGGCAGTTGGCGACAGCGATTCATTTTCCACAAAGTCTACATCCTCGACGGCGACGCAGATTTTCACGATGCCCAGGGAATGGGCTCCGTAAATGGGAACGGCCTACGAAGTTTTCTGTACTGGAACTGGTGGTTGCAGAACGAGGCCCAAACCGCCATTCACGATGCGCTGGAGCGCTATGGGCTCGGGTTCATCGTCATCTACTTCACCGCCGGCGATGCGAAAAGCGAAGAGGAAGCTAAGAACGTCGCCAAGCGATACAGCCGCCGCAGCGTGCTCTTGGTTCCGCGTTTAACCGACGGCCGCGCGGCCGAGGGCATCCAGGTTGTCGAGACGCCGACCGCCGGCATCACGGCCCTGATGGAATTGATGCAGCAGTACCGCGACCGATCCGAGCGGGCCATCATCGGCCAGACCATGAGCAGCAGCCGCAAGGGCGGAGGCGGAGCCCTTGGCGATTCAGGCGCGGCGGAGATGCAGACTCAGACCAAGGCGGATATCATCGCCGACGACGCGCTCAAGCTGGCCGAGACCTTGACCGGCAGCGACCGCGATATTGGCCTGATTTCCATGCTCAAGCAGCACAACTACCCATGGGCATCGGATATTCCGGTGCGCTGGGTGTACGACATTCCCGACCCAAGGGCCAAGGAAAAACTAGACGCCGTCAAAACGACCTTCGATATGGGGGTGGACTTCAGCAAGGACGAGGCGCGCGGGCTTACTGGGATGAGCAAGCCTGAGTCAAATGACGAAGTTATCGGCAAAACGCAGCAGATGCAGCTCCAGGCCCAGCTCGACCTGCAGCAGGCCCAGCAACTGCAAGCCGCCGGCGTGGATCCGGGAGCGATCATGGGCAGCGGCGACAAGAACGGCGACGGGCCGCCTTCGAAGAACGGGAAGCCCAGTAGCAACGGCAATGGCAAGCATGACGACGTGCCGGCGTTTTTGAAGGGCGGGCGGTTCCAGGGAGAGATTGAGCCGGAGCTTTATCAGCTCACCGCCAGAGAGCTAAATGAAGCAGCGTCCAAAGCAATGACCGATCCGACCGAGGATCAGAAAAAGAGCGGCAACTACACCAAGGGCCACTGCAATTGGAAGGGTTTGCCGCTGACCATCGAGAACGCCAAGGGCAGCTTCCGCCGCGGCAAGAGCGCCGACGGCAAGGCCTGGCAGACGAAGATGACCGCGCATTACGGTTACTTCAAGCGGACCGAGAGCGAGGCCGACGGCGATCACATCGACTTCTTTATCAAGCCCGAGGGCGTGGACAGTGAGCTTGTCTGCATCGTCAACCAGATCAACCCGAAGACCGGCAAGTTCGACGAGCACAAGGTCATTCTGGGCTGTGCTTCCGAGGCCGAAGCGAAAGCGCTTTACCTCAGCAATTACTCGAAGGGCTGGCAGGGCTTCGACTCCGTCGCCTGCATGACGCTCGACCAGTTCAAGGAATGGCTCCAGGATGGCGACAGCTCGAAGCCCGTTCATTATGCCTTCAATCCCAATGAAGCCCGCGATAACCGCGGCGAATGGACCGCCGGCGGAGCCCAAGCCAAGCCCCCCTACACCCCCGACGCCGCCCGCGCCTTCTACGACAGCGCCGCCTTCATGACCCAGCCCGAGTTCGACAAGGGCCTGGCCGGCTTCGACGCGCTGAAGGGCAAGGCCCTGGCCGAGGTCGCGGCCAAGCTGGGCATGGTTGGCAAGGTGACGCGCGAGAAGCTGAAGCAATTCGTCAGCGACCGGCGCGGCGGCAGCCAGCGCGCCAAGCTGACCGAGCCGCCCGGACACAAGGAGAAACCGACCGTGCAAACGCCTGCACCCGAGCAGCCGGTCAAGCCCGCGATCGCCGGCCCCACCCCCGGCATGGGCACCTCGGCGGGCTTCCTGTTCCAGGCCGACCTGACCCGCCAAGCGCTTTTGGCCGACCTGCAAGCCGCCTTCCCCGAGCCGGACGAGCCGGAGCCGGTCGTTTACGTCGGCGAGCCCCTGCCGCCGCAGCAGCCCGCGCCGGTCATTCACGTCCACGTGCCGGAGATCAAGATCCCGGACTTCAAATTCCCCGCGCCCGTGGTGCATTTCACCGCGCCGGAGATCAACATCCCCGAAATCAAGATGCCGAAGCTGCCGGCCCCCGCGCCGATCACGGTCACCTTGCCGGAGATCAAAATCCCCGAGCAGCCGGCGGCCGTGATTACGGTCAACATTCCGGAGATTAAGCTGCCCGAGGCCAGGGGCATGAAGAAAACCATCGTGCGCGGCAAGGACGGGGAGATCAAGGAAGTGATCGAGACGCCGGAGAAGTAATAACGCCAACCGGAGCCAATATGCGATTCTGCAATTTCGACACCGACGGCAACCAGGACCTCTCCCCCGTTGGCCCCGCAGTGCGCATCCTGCACCTGTTCGCCTTTGCGCGGGCCAAGGGGACCGTATTCACGCTGCGCACCGTGCGCGAATCGGATAACGTGAGCCGGGTCATCGCCGGCCCCTTCTTCGTCGAACCCGATCAGCCCTTGCGCCTGCCTTATAGTTCCAAGGGCTACGCCGAAACCGACGTGGGGGCGAAGCTCGTCCTTGAATACGTCGGCGACTCACCAACCAATGCCAGCATCTTGTGCGGCGTTGAGGAGTAAACGATGCAGGCGTTACAGTTTCGCTTCCCGGTGGGATCGACGAGCAAGTCGGTTCTGGTCTGGATTGGCGACCCCGGTTCGATTGTAAGCGTCCAGCTTGGCAAGCCGGGCCTGAGCAACGATGGCAGCAGCATCTTCGCTGCCTACATCAAGCTGGGCACCGTTCTGAGCACCGCCATCCCGATCGTCGACTTGGGGGCCTACGATTCGCCCTACACCGCCGGCGGCTGGTTTGAGATGGATTCAGCCGGAGCAGTCGGCTGGTATCGCTTCGACCTGCCCGATGCCATGCTCAGCACGGTGGGATTCGTCGGGCTGCGGCTCTTTGGTAACGATGAAAATCAGAACGTGGTCGATTGGAACGGGACGATTGAGGTCTACGATCCGGCCATGACCTTGACGAGCGCCTACGACTTCGCCAAGGGTACGGCCGCCATGGCGGAGGCGTATGCAGCCAACGGCGTAGCGCCGACACCGGTGCAGGCCCTTTTTGCGATCCACCAGATGCTCATGCAATTTTCCATCAGCGGCACCAACATCACGGTCAAGAAATTGAACAACAGCACGACGGCCTTCATCGTCGGAACGGATAGCGCGACCGCGCCGACCAGCGCAGCGAGAACGTAATGGCCCTGGCAATCGTCACTCGTGGCTACGGCAGCTTTAGCACGGTCAGCCAACTGCCGTGCCGCGGCTACGGCGTGCCTGCCGTCGTCGCTCCCATCCCAACCCCGCAGCCGCAGATCCTGGTCCTCGGCGGAGGCGGCGGAGGCAGCCGGCTTTCGGACCGCATGAACCAGAGAAAGCGCAGGCTGCAGGAAGAAGAGGCCGAAGCCCTCTCCCTTTCCATGGCGAGGGAAAAGCAGCGCCAGCAGGACGAAAGCGAGCTCTTTGAGCTGGGCATCCTTTGACCGGGGAGGCCAACGCGCGCCACGCTGGCCGGCATGAGAATCAACCGCAACAAGGCCCGGCGAAGCGGCAGCATCCTGGGCCTGGTCAGCAATGCGCCGACCGAGACCAAAGCCAAAAGCAGCGAGCCCGGCATTTTTGCGCGCCTGTTCGGCCGCGGCAAAAAGCCGCCCGGCAGCAGCACGGCCACGACCACGGCAGAATCCACCCCGCCCGAAGTGCCGATCGCCCGGCCGCACAGCCCGCCGCCCGCCTGGAATGATCGGACCATGCTCCCCGGCGATCGCAACCAGGAGATCGACCTGGGCGACGCGCCCACCAGGCCCGAGCTGCACCGCGGCCAGCCCCTGCCCAATACCACGGTCCTGCCGACCGCCGAGCCGGACAATGAGCCTGGCATCTTTGTTACCGGGCCCGTCCGCGAGGGCATCGCCCTGGGCGACGTCGGCTTTCTGGGGCGGCGCGACGACCTGGGCGAGGTGATGTACCCGCCCGACGATCAGCCCTACACGCTCAAGAACCACGAAAATCGGCTCATCTCCGTCGAGGACGTGCAGGAGTTCCTCGAAGGCAAACGCGACATTCTGGTCGACAGCACGAATGTTTATTCGATCGGCTACCGGCCCGAGACCGAGCAGCTCCATGTCGGCTTCCAGAGCAAAACGCCCGACGGCAAGCCCAGCGGCCAGCTTGGCAGCATGTACGAATACGACCAGATCAGCCCCGAAGAGGCCAAGAGCTTTTTGCAGGTGAATAGCAAAGGGGGCTGGGTCTGGGACGAGCTGCGCATCCGCGGAACCAAGACCGGCCACAAAAAGGCCTATCGGCGGATTAGCTAATTTGCGTCGGGAATTGGCTTTCTCCGAAAGTCGTTCCCATGAGCAACGCGATCGCTGAAAGCTTGAAGCTCTTCCAGGATGACGCGCACTGGGGCAAGACGATCAAATCCGTCCCCATCTTCGTCGCTCACGATCTCTACCAGCACAGCACCGGGCCAAAAATCGCCGTTCCCCCGGGCGTCAAACCCCAGGGTCAGGGCTGGACCTTGCTGTTTTCGGTGGATGACGCCGCACTCGCCAAGACGGTTGATGCGATCAACTACATGTGGACCAAAGAGTCCACACCGATGCGCCTGCAGATCGGTCACACCGTCCTCGACCAAATCACGAATCAGAAGGTGCAGCCCGATACCGTCGGCTATGGCTCGGATGGAGCCACGCTGGGAAAGCTGCCGGACGGGCGCACCGCTGTACTCGCCAATAAGTTCTGTTATCGCAAGGAGCGAGCCGCCGAGGCCCTCGAATATCAGGAGCGCAGCCCGGAGTTCAATCCGGTCACCGGGGCAATCACCGCCCTGGCCCTGCTCAAGACCGATCCCAAGCTCAAGATGGGCATGCTGGCCTATCAGGCCGACGTGCAGGCCAAGCGTCAGACCGACGCCACGATGTACGAGCAGCTCATGGCCATCCCCGTCGCCGAGACGCATGGCGAGATGCACTATGCCCGCAGCCTCGACTCGCTGCTCCTCTACAGCGACGAGAACCCCGGCACCCATCCCGACCCGACCGCCAATCCCGGGAAAGATGACGGCATCGATCCCGTTCACAAAGACGTTTTCATGCGCTACATGCAGGCCTGCTATCCGCACCTGGCGGCCCAGGCCGGCACCCCAACGCCGCAAGCCATGCAGGCCGCGCCTCCGGCGGCGCCGCCCGTGCCAGGAGCAGCCCCCGCCCCAGGCATGGCGGCTCCGCCTGCGCCGCCCGCTCCAATTGCTCCTCCTCCGATGCCTCCGGTGGGAATCGCACCGCCTGGTGCACCGCCGGCCGCGCCGCATCCTGCTCCGCAGCCAAAGCCTCCAGGACTCCAAAACATGCAAAACGACCTCTTCGCCGCCGAGCTGGCCAAGCTGAAAGCCGACTTCGCCACGCTGAGCCAGCAATATCAGGCCACGGCCCAGCAGCTCGCCGAGACGCGGGCCGAGGCCGTGCTCAAGCAGCTCACCATCGGCGAGGGCATCATCCTGCACAACTACGCGGCCGAGCTGCAGCGGCTCATCCCCATGACGCCCGCGCAGCACGAGGACTATAAGGCCCACGTCCGCCTGCACTACCAGCGCGATCCCTCGAAGATCGGCCACGTGCCGATCGCCGAGCAAAGCCCGCTGCAGCAAGGCGGCGACACCCAGGAATTCGGCTACAGCGCCGAAGACGGCGTCCTGGCAACGCAGTACATGACCGAGCACCCGGGCTGCGACTGGGAAGCGGCCCGAGAATTCGCGCTCAAGACGCGGCTGAAGGGCAAGGCAGCGTAAACCGTTCGCCCAGGACTACGAGGGGCGAGACATGACACCGTTCAAGGAAAAGATGAGGCGGCAGCGAGAAGAGGCCATTAAGCGGGGATTTGCCCCCTATGCCTTCGCCGCCCTCTTGAGAGGCACGGCCAAACGAGAGAAGCGATTGAGGGCTGAGGCAGCGAAGGCCGCGGCCGTGTAATCCCGACCGACCGGAACAGAGCAGAGAGCTTTTTCATGAATCAGCAACTACCGATCGTCGGGACCTGGGAAACCATCCGCAAGGCGGCCTCCACGACCACGCCTTTCAGGATCTGTATCCCGCCCTGGCCGGGCCGCGCCGGTTCGCCGATCGGCAAGGTGAGTCCGTACTTCACCCACGTCACCAAGGTCATCTTTTCGACGCCAACCGCGACCGCCGAGACCATCGGCATTATGCGGCCCTTCAATTACACGACGTTCGCCGCCGACGCCGCAGCCGGAGCGACGACGCTCAGCCTGACGGCCGACCCCGGCCTTTACAGCACGGCGGCCAATTGGAAATACGGGACCGTGCTCAACGGTACCCCCAGCGTTGCCGACAACGCGATCGCCACCAGCGACGTCCTGGTCTACCAGCTCGCCGACGGCTCCTGGGAAGTGAACGTGGTCACCGGCGGCAGCGGCACAGCGCCGACCGTCTCCGCCATCGGCGGCAGCCAGATCGGGGCCAAGGCCGGCGGCCTGGTGTACTTCTTCGGCGTCATCGCCGACAGCGATCCGAACACGGGCGCGGTAAGTCCGCAGACGACCATCGCGGCCAGCGCCACGCGCGACGCGAGCTGGAGCGACACCATCTGTGGCGTTGTCCATGCCTTGCATGCCGGCGATCCGCTGGTGTTTTACGATCCCGCCGTCAGCTCCGGGTCGATCCTGGAAGCCTGCTGCGGCTATTACTCGACTTTCTAGAGGGCGGTTCCTTGATTCCGAACATGCCCTATTTGGGTACCTGGGAAGCGCCGCGATTGACCGGCGTCGACGCTGTGGCCATGGTGCGTTTGATTCCGCCCATGGCGGGAGCCGGCGTGCAGCAGAATGGCGTCATCGCTCGCGGCTTCACCCACGTCTCCACGCTTTGCTACACGACCCAGGGCACGGCCCACGTGATCGGCTTCATGCGGCCGTTCAACTACACCACGTTCGACCGCAACGTCGCCAGCGGAGCGACCGTCAACGTCTTCGCGGATCCGGGCCTTTATTCGACCGTGGCCAACTGGAAGTATTCGCCGATCCAGGGCGGAGCGCCGGTGATTGCCAACAACGCGATCGCGGCCAGCGATTACGTCGCCTATCAGGCCGCCGACGGCACCTGGTACGCGGACACGGTTTCCGCGGTCAGCACGCTCGCGATCACGCTCACGAACAACTTGCCGACCGGCGGAGTGAAGGCAGGCGGGCTGTTTTACTTCTTCGGGGTGATCGGCGACTCGGATCCCAACACGGGCCAGGTCAACCCGCAAACGAAGATCGCGGCCAACGCGACCCGGGATAAGACCTGGAACGAACCCTGCGGCGGCAGCATCGTCCACACGCTCCACGAGGGCGATCCGATGCTGTTCTACAGCCCCAACTCGACCAACGCCGGCAGCCTCGAAGTGCTTTGCGGTTACTACAGCCGCTTTTAAGGAGAGCGAACGTGTCCCAAACCAAAGTCGCATCCGGCAACATCAAGCCGAGCCGGTTCGTGAAGATCGTCAGCCAGACCGACGGCCAGGTTGCCCAGGCAGGCGCCGGCAACCGCACCTTCGGCATCAGCCAGGAAGGGACGCGCAACACGCCGCTGGCCGGCTTCGACGATGGGTACGCCGCCATCGCCAACGAAAACCTGCACATCTACACGCCCGGCGACGTCGACGTGCTGCTGATGATCGGCTCGGGCGGCTGCGCTCCGGGCGATCGCCTCAAGGCCGGCTCCGACGGCGAGGGCATTGTGACCACGACCAACCTCGACGAGGTGGGAGCCATCGCCGAAAGCACGGCCAGCCAGTACGGCTTCGCCCGCGTGCGGCCCGTGTTCCCGCAACAGGTTTCTTCCTAACGCCCCAAGCAACCACTCAGGCACCAAGGTAAACAGCCATGGCCTTCCGATTTTTGAGCGACACGAACGGCTATATCCCGGAAGCGAACGGGATCGTGGTTGCGCACATTCGCAAGGAGAGCGAATACGCGATCAACAAGTATGCCCAGTACGTGCCCACGGAAAAGAGCGTCGGCACGTACGTGAAGATCGGCCGGGACGAGAGCGTGCGCCTCAAGACGCCCGACCTCTACGCCTGGAAGGACGGCGATGATATGCCGGCCGCCAACCAGGCCAAGCTCATCTTCACGGAAGAACCCTTCCGCACGCAGCGCTTCGCCATGCCGTGGACCCTGGGTTATCAGGCCCAGAAGCAGACCACGCTGTTCAAGCCCAAGCTCGTGCACATGAACACCGAGGTCAGCCGCATGATGGTCCTCCGGACCTACAAGGCAATCGCGGCCCTGGAGACCTCGAGCAACTGGCCGACCGGCCACGTCAACAGCGCCAACACGCTCAACGGGGGGCGCGGCGGCTGGCTGACCGGGACGGCGGATCCCAGCGACCCGACGGGCCTGGCGATCTACCGCAGCCTCATGGCCATGTACCTGCGCATCCACCTGGACACCAACGGCGTGGTCAAGATGAGCGACGTCCGCGTCATCATCGATCCGCTGACCGCCCAGGACATTGCCGAAAGCGCCGAGCTGGTGAACTACGTTCGCGAGTCGAGCGACTCCGTCAAGATCATCAAGGAAGGCTTCGAGGCACCCAGCCCCGCCAATAACTGGGGCCTGCCGACCAAGAACGGCAAACCCGTCTATCGCGGCTTCGAGTTCGCCGTCGAGGACGCCGTTCGCGTCAGCGAAGCGGTCCACGAGGACAGCACCGCGGCCGGCGTCATCGAGGCGGTCGACCCCTACCGGGCCTACATGAAGGACAAGAACACGGCCGTCATGGTCACCCGCCAGGGAGCCCTCGACGGCACGTACGGCACCAAGAACTATTCGACGTTCCAGATTTATCACCACGAAGGCCTGATGCGCGTGAAGGCCGAGGACGACACCTGGAACGAGAAGATCAAGGGAGCCGTGGTCGAGGAGATCTTCAGCGTGATCGCCGCCCCGTATACCGGCGGCCTCATCACCGGCATCCGCGCCTAAGCCGTCGGCGATCCGCACCAAAGCGAACAGGGAACCACCAAACACCAAGCGAGACCCCGGCCATGACTCTTGCAGACGCCATCAACAAAATCAACGCCGGCGAGGCACGCTGGATCGATACCATGCTGGCCTACGGCTATGGGTTCCATGTCTCGATCGGGGCCTTTTCGACGCCCATCACCGGCGGCGGCAACGGCACGGTCCTTGACCTGGATCAGCCCGAAGGCGTGGTTTCCGTGCCCTCCGGCTGGTGCATGCGGCCGTTCCGCGTTCACGTCCAGACTCAGACTCCGATGCTCGCCACGGACGCCGACGAGAGCGAAATTCTGATCGCTTGCGACCTCAAGAATGAATGGTATGGCGACGGCACCCTGACGCTGGAGACGCCGTACAACCTGCGCACCGACCGCGTCGCCGCACGCGGCACCGCGCCCCTGGCTGGCTGCCCCATGAAGTGCGCCAGCGCCGTGACCGGTGATCTCACCATCGACGGCACCAACGATCCGACCCACGACATCGATCTGGCCCACAGCGTGATTGTCGGCGACGTCCAGGGCACGCCCGCCACGGCCCTCTGGACGAAGCAAGAACTGCTCTATGAGCCCCTTTACCCGCCGTTCCTGGTGGGACCGTGCAGCATGTGGCTCTACTGGGGCGGCACCGTGGCGACGACCGGATTTGCTCAAATTCAGTTTGTCGCCTTCCCGTCCAGCTTTGTCACGTCATTGGCCTAACGGACTGAGCTGGCCTTCTGCCGCAGCCTCACGGAGCTTGTAATGCCGACTTTGGCCGATGCCCTGAACAACATCAACGCTGGCGACAGCCGGTGGATTGATACGCTCATCGCCTACGGCTATGGGTTTCATGTCACCATCGGTGCATTCTCCACGCCGATTGCCGGCGGCGGCGCGGCCTTCATCATCGATCAGAACGAGCCCCGAGGCGTTGTCAGCGTGCCGCCCGGTTGGACGATCCGGCCTTTCCGCGTCCACTGTCAGGCCCAGACGCCCCTGCTTGCGGCCGACAGCGACGAGAGCGAAATCGTTCTCGCCGTCGACGTCAAATTTGAGTGGAAAGGCGACGGCACGTTCACGGCCCAAACCCCTTGGAATATGCGCACCGATCGCGCCCCGGCCCGAGGCACGGCTCCGCTGGGGGGATGCCCGATCCGGGCTGCTTCGGCTTTCTCCGCCGACATGACGGCCACGGATGGCAATGAACCCGTCCTGGATATTGAGCTCGCGCACAGTGTGATAGTCGCCGACAAGCAAGGCACGCCCGCGACCGGGCTTTGGACGAAACACGAGCTGCTCTACGAGCCGGCCTACGCGCCGTTTCTCGTGGGGCCGTGCGCCATGTACCTGTACATCGGCGGCACCGCAGCGACGCCCTTTTTCGCGCAAGTGCAGTTTGTTGCCCTGCCATCGTCTTTTGTGACGAAGCTGGCCTAAAGGACTCGCCCGCGAGAGGATTCGCGATGACGTTCGAGTATCACCAGGAATTTGTGCCGATCCAGCAGATGGACAAGATCGGCCACGTTTGTAACGCAGCGGCCCAGGACGGCTGGCAGCTAAAGAGCCTGCTCGGGCCGATCGCCGTCGCCAGCTCGCCGCTTGCCGGGGCAGCCATGACGGGGGTTTTCACGATCCTCTTCGAGCGACCCAAAGAAGCGCCGATCTCGAATGGAGCGATCCGCGGCGTGAGCCGCATTCAGCACGACGGGAAATGAAATGCCCGACCAGGCCCTGCCCAGCGACCAGGTCATTGCCAGTGGAGTAGCCCCCTACTGCACGGTCGCGCAATTCCTGGTCCGGGTCGATTGGAACACGGTCGCTCAGCTTTTGAGCGACAAGCCGCAGTCCGGTGTGGTCTCGATCCTCACGCAGAGCGAGGTCGAGACGAGCGACACCCTGCTGGCGATCCTGAAAGAGGCCTGCGGCTACGTCGAGATGGCCTGCATCAAGGGCGAGCGCTACAGTGTGGCCGACCTGGTCGCACTCGCGGCAGGAAGCCTGGCCGATGGCAGCTATAACGCCGGCGAGACGCTGGCCGGCCTCGTGGCCGACATCGCCCTGGCGAGGATTTACGACCGCCGGCCCGACCGCCGGGCCGAGATGCCCGAGCGCTGCCAGGAAGCCTGGGCCAAGCTGGACCTACTGGCCGAGGGCGAATTGATCTTTCCCTTCGTGGAAAGCGCCGACGCCGGCCACCTGGACGAGGACGAGATCGTCGACAGCGACCTGCAGCGGCGAAACGGCCTCACGTACCAGGCGAGCCGTTATTTCGGCAACCGAGCGGACCGATTCAACCGAGCGTGATCCATGGCTCAGACATATTGCACCGGGCCCTGCGCCTTCTACATAAGCACCGGCAATGGTGGTGCGCCTGAATTCCTGGGCCACACCGAGGCCGGCTTCCAGATCCGCACCGACTACCGCTACAAGATGGTGATGAACGACCTGGCCGGCAGCGAGATCCCGCTCAAGAAGCAAGCCATGGGAGCCCAGGCCTTCATCACCGGCAAGGGACCTTTCACGCGCTGGAACGAAGCGGTGATGGCAAAGCTCGAAGCCCGCCAGGGCGGAGGGATTCGAGGCGCCGAGGCCTTCGGCACGCAGGGAGCTTTCACCGACGACGAGGGCATCGCCGTTATTCTCTGGCTGGCCTTCCCGTATTCCCTGAAGGCGGCCATGCGTAACGCCGCCAACGGCGTCCTCGAATCGGGCCGCCGCTACCGCTACGCCAACCTCGAGCCCACGCTCACTTCCGGCGGTAGCTCCTACATGGAAAAGACCGTCGGCTGGCATTGCCTGCGCAATTTCGCCCCGCCCCCGGCAGTGCCCGGCTCGTTCGTTCTCTACGACAATCTCATGACCGGCTTGCCTGCCATCAACTGAGCAGGAGGAGCCGTGTCCTCTCCCCAAACCTACTGCACCGGCCCCTGCCTGATCTTCGTCGGCGTCGGCGACGACGTGCGCACCTTCACCGTTAGCCGCAGCGGAACGGCCGTGCCTGGTACCGCCGAATGGCACGAGGAGCCGATGACGCGCACGGTGCGCTATCCGGGAACTAATCCTGTCCTCCTGGGAACCTGTGAGGCCGGCCCGCGGATTGTGAAGCGCCCGCGCTTTCGCGAGTGGCATACCTCACGCCGGGCCGACGTGCCGGAAACGATGATCTTCACCGGCGAGGACGCGCTGATCTTCGCGCCCGTCAACTGGTACGACGAATCGGTCTACGCCCGGATTTGCGCCCGCCCCTTCCGCAACGCGCCAAGAGGCCGAATTGAACGCGGCGCCGAAGGCACGCTCATGAAGGAGGAGGGAGAGACCTACAAGCTCTGGCTGGCCTTCCCTTACTCGACCAAGATCAACACCTCGCTAGACGCATCCGCACCCGCCGGGCCCGGGGGCTTTGGCCTGTCCGTCATGAAGAACATGCCCGCCGGCTATCGCTACCCGAACGCCTACCTATTGGGGCCCGACGTGCTGGATCCGCTGGGCTCCCAGGCTCGTCTGACCTCTCTCGTTTTCCACGCGGTCCTCGAGGAAGAGACCGAGGCCACCAAACGCCAGCTTTACGAGACGCTTTACGACCACAACATGACCGAACTGATCGGCTACAACTTCGCCGCATGAAAGGAACCATCGGATGTACACGGCCAAGGAACGCGCCATTTTCCGCTACTGGAACGGCAAGCGCCACGTTTGGGGCGATCCGGTCCTGCTCTACGAACGGCTGGCCACGGAGGCCGGCGGGGACCTGGTGGGCCTCTTGGACAAGGCCGAGGGCAAGATCGAGCTGCCGCCGGAGCTGACGATCGAGCAGCGCCAGCAAGCCGCCGAGGCCCTGCGCATCCAGGCCAATGAACAGATCCGCGAGGCAGTGCGCACGGCCTTCCGCATGGCTCCCTGGAACCCGGAGGCCGAAAAGCCCGAGGATACGGGGGCGACGGCCCAGGAGTGCGACGACGCCCTCGGTGCCCTTTACGACTTCTTCGAGGATCAAAAAAAAAGTGCTGGCGATACGCCCGCGTCCGAGCTGCCTTCGGAGACGTCGGCGGAAAACTCAGCTACGCCGGCTTCGTCGGACTCTGGTGGATCGCCGGACGCCTGACGCGCCTGGCCCGCACCGAGGCAGAAGAACGCTTTCACGCCAAGCGCCGCCGCGAGGAAGAGCAGCTGCGGCAAGCGCTGGCCGAAGTAGGTTTTGACGCATGAGCGATAGCAGCCGGGCGGTCAACTCCCTGGATCAGCTCCGGGAGACTGTGGACAAGCTTCCCGATCGGCTGGCCCAGGTCCTGGCCGCCGGGAGGGAGCAGGCGTCTGCACGTACCGGGGAAGGGGCTCCGGATCGAGCCGGCGGACTGGAGAAGATCGCCCAGGGCCTGCGCGGGACGCCGGTCCTCGATCAGCTCGCCGTCGGCATGGCCCGCGGCCGGGCGATTCAGGAGGGGATTGGCGAGCTGACGGGGCGGGGCCGAAGCAGCAAGGGCCGCGCGGTCGCGACCGAGCGGGCCGCCGCCAAGGCCGCCAAGGACATGGAACGCAGCGCCCGGGCCGCGCTCAAGAAAGCCGAGCAGGAGCAAAAGCGCCGCGCCCGCGAGCAGGCCGCAGCGGAGAAGAAGGCCCGCGCCTGGCTGGCCAAGGTGAACAAGGAAAACAGCGCCCGCATTCAGAGGTCGAGAAAGCGTTTCAAAGCGCTGGCCGCCAAGAAAGCCAAGGCCGCACGCGGAACGGGCCAGCGCCAGCAAAACCTGAAGGCCGCCAGCAGACGCCGCGCCGCCAATCGCGCCCGAGGCCGCAACCTCAACCAGCAAGTGGGCAAGGCCAAGCGTCAGACCCAGCTTGGGCCGGCCGGGCTGAATCGCTCCCAGCAGGCCGAACTCCGCCGGCAAGGCGTGCCCGATATGTTCGTTGAGCAGCACGCCAAGAAGCGCGAAACCCAGCTCATGCCGGAGCAAGACCGGGCCGAGGCCGGCGACAGCAAGGAAGCGACCGAGGCCATGAAGAAGTTGGCCGAGGAAGTGAAGAAGCTGACCGAAGAAATGAGCAAGCAGCGCCAGAAGAGCGGAGGAGGCCAAGCGCCGGTACCAGGCGGAAGCGCCCCGGCCGAGCAGGCCGCCCAGCCCGGAGCCGGACCGCGCGTCAGCATCCGGCGCCGCGAGCGGCCCGCACCGCAGCGGCCCGAGCAGCCCAACCCGCGCGGCGGAGCGCTGACGGCCGTCCGGCAAACCCAGCTAAGGAGCGGCTGACCCGTGATAGTCCAATACAATTCGATCACGCTCGCCTTGTGCCAACTCCGAAGTTGGGACCGCGTCGTCGAGATGGACGGCCCGCAGTATCTGTGGACCCGCCACACGATCCGCGTCAGCGGCATCTACAACCCCAAGGCCACGAGCTACATCGACCAGGGCAACGGCACGCCGATCGCCGGCGACGGCCGCAACGCGACCACCACGGACACGGCTATTCGCCATGCGCTGGCCCAGCCGCGCAAAGCGCTCAGTATCAGCGTCGGCAGCCAGGTCCTGCTCGCTTCGCCCCGGGCCGGGGAGACGACCGACGCCCACAATGGGCCGACGCCGAAGGTGCACGCCATCGTCGAGTCGATCGGCATCAAGACCTTTCTCGTGGACTGGCAGATCGAGGTCTGCATCAATGAGACGCCGAGCGGCACCATCCCGATTGTCGTCTCCAGCCGCTGGACGATGGAAGATCACATCGCCCTGCCGCACTATCTGACGACGCGCGTCATTCAGGGCTGGGCCACGCTGCGCAGCGACAAGATGCTGGCGGCGGGGAGGGTTCCGGATGATTTTCGGTCTGCGCTGATGCATCCCGTGGGAACCAATATGCAGCGAGAGTCGATCGACGTTGCCGTCGACGACGAGGGGACCGGGATCGAATACACGCTGGTCGACCAGGAGCAGATGCTCAACATCGAGCTACGGGCCAGGCTCCTGGGGGTGACCAAGATCGAGGCCTTTCACACGGCAGAGGTAGGCAAGCCGGGAGCAGAAGAGGTCATCACCGGCTTCGGCGGAGCAGCGATGCGCTTTGGCGGCCAGCTCGTCCAGGCCAACATGGTTGGCATCGACCCCATTACCTACGGCATTGCCATGGGAGCAGCCGTAGTCACGGGAGCGCTCGACTGGTCCATTACCGCCGCCAATCTCATCCCGCGCAAGACGCATACCATCGTTGCCCGCATTTGGGGGCACCGGTTGGCGAGACGCCAAGACCTCGAAGACGTTGGCATTCGCCTATGCTTTCAGCGGCTTTTGCTCACCGGCGTCGACGAGTCAATGGGAACCGTGTGGCTCCAGATCACGCACGACCTCATGGGCAAATGGGTCGAGGTGCAGGTCCGGATCAAGCAGGGCCTCGATGCATTGGCGGCTGGACCGGGCTTCAACATCACTCGCACGGACCCCGTGACCGCCTTGACCATCAACGCCATTCTCGCCGGTCTCGGCCCCGTGCAGCGCGACATTATGCCGCAAGGCGAAGAGATTCGGCAGATCGCCACAGCGGCTAACCAGCCAAACCCAACGCCCCAGAACACGGGCAACCTCACCGGCCGAGGCAGCTTCGTGGGCAAGCTTGTGGCCCAGGTCCTCATCGACGCCAACCAGCTCCAGACGAATCCGCCGACGCCGACCACAGGCATCAACACCAGCATCGCATAAGCGAGGGAATCGATGAGCTTCAACTCCGGCCTTTACGACGAGATTAGCATCCAGACGAGCTACCTGGGCTTCGGCGGCCTCGCGCAAATGCCGCTGGCTGGCGACGAGTCCAACCTGGGAGATAGCTGCGCGATCGTGAAGACGAGCCGGGCCTATGGTCAGAAGGTTGTCGCTTGGCGCATCAGAAAAACCGGCGGCATGCCCAAGCTGCCGCACCCCGACACCGGCAACCCGAACGAGGTATTCAACGATTTTAAGCTGTCGCCATTCGTGCCCGGGATTATGGCCGACGGCATCACGCCATGCATCCAGGCTGAAGGGGTTTACTTCTATCTGCTCAAGAAACCGCCTTGGCCAGGCGTAGACAACTTCGCGATGGGGACGATGCCGATCGGCGGCATACCGGGCCAGCTATGCATGCTGACGCCGGCCGATTTTGATCGGAGCATTCTGGCGGGAGACAACACGCCGCCGAAGCCGCACCAGGACCCGCCGGGCCTGCCCACGGTTATCCCCGCGAATTAACCGCGACCATCACCATGATGGCGACGTACGCAAACCAGAGAACGCCCAGGCCGCAAACCACCGCCAAAATGGTGAAGACGACGGTCCATTGCAGCTTGCGCCGCTCCATCGCTTCGCGTGCTTCCCGGTAATACGCCTCCGCTTCCGACTCGCCCGGCTGCTTGCCCATGACATGCTTTCTCCGTTGGCGGGCCCGCCCCTGCCCGCGCCCTCCGGAGAATGAAAGGCCGCAGCCAGGGGCATCGGCCGGGTAGCTACTCCCGGCCTTCCCGCTCCCACCATCCTGCCGCGCCCGGCCGGCCGCCGCAACACAATTCCCGCCGTTTGCACCCGGACCGCGCCCGCCGCCAAGGTGGAACCTTTGCCGCAACCCCTGCGCGCGAGGCACCTCATGGCCTTGGACTTCTCGGACGCCACCGGCAACCTCTTCAACCGGCTCGGCAAGATCGGCTATCTCTTCAACAGCATTCTCGCCTTTTACGGACCCACGACCGCCAGGAACGCCAGCGGCGGCGGCCTGTTCTGGCCCACCAGCCTTGTCCCGGAATACAACGGCCCCCAGTTGGCCAGCTTCAACAGCCTGACCGACGCCCTTGCGGCCCAGTTCGATGGCGACGATGACGCCGACCTGCTTGACGGCTTTTATGCCGCTCGCAATGCCCAGCGCGACGCGCAAAGCATGCTGGCCTATCTGCAAGGCCTCTTCCAGCGGACCATCATCCGCATGGTCGACGATGACGTTCGCCTTATCAGCGCCACCCTGCCCTTGGCCCTGGAAGAGCTGATCCGCCAGATGAAGGCCGCCAGCTACAAGGTCGACGGCGGCGGCTCCAGCGGAGCCACGATCACGGTTGCCGAGGCCTGCCCCGCGCCCAACGGCGACCCCGCCTTCGCCGTCACCATCACGGACCCCCATGGCTTTGCCCGCGATTACTTCCTGTCCGAACAAATCGACTTTGTCTGCTCGACCGACAGCCAGCAAGGCGGAACGCTTGGCCAGGAGCAATTCGACTGGACCGGCGATGCGGCCGAGAGCAATCCACTGTCCTGGAATTGGGGCCTCGACTACTTCCGAGATACGGCCAACGGCAGCGGCCAGAGCGGCAGCCTGACGGCGATGGACGCCAGCACGAGCGACAACCTGCTCACCAACGGCGACTTCGAGTCCTTCAGCACGAATACGCCGGCGAGCTGGACGCTGCTCGGCGGCACCGGAGCAGGCGGAGGCGGCGCCGCAGGAACAAATATCTTCGCGGCCGGAGCCGGCTACAAGGGCTCCAATGCCATCAAGTTCACCGGGACGGCAACGGCGGTTCTCAATCAGATTTACCAGGCCCTCGACCTGACGCGCCTCAAGCCGCTGACGATGTACGCCTTCAACTGCTGGGCCAAGAAAAGCAGCCTCTCCGAAATCGCTTCGGTTCTGACCTTCAGCCTGACCGATGGCTCCGGGACGGTCATCACCAACGCCGCCGGAACGGCCAACACGATCACCAAGCTCAGCAACGCCATCGGCACCGCCCAGAAGGTGACCAATTACGTCCTGAGCGTCGACAGCAGCACCTGGGCGGCCGACGACATCATTCGCGTGACGATCACGGACTCCAAGAATCCCGAAACCTCGCGCACGGCCGACATCACCACGGGAACGACTACGCTCAATACGGTTGCCTCGAACTTCGCCACCGCCTGGAATGCACTGACCCTGCCCGAGTTCGCCGAGATCACGGCCACGAGCTCGAGCGCCACGATCACCTTGACCAATGACCGCGTCGGCCGCGACTTCGGCGTCACGCTGACGCCCTTGCAGTCCAACGGCAGCACCCCGTCCACGCATGGCCGGATCGACTTAGGAACAGGCGCCGCTGCGGGAAGCATCGCCACGGCCGCATCCACGGGAACGAGCTACGCGCCCGTCACCGGCTTCTTCCAGACTCCCGCCGTGCTGCCGAGCGAAATCCGCTTCCGGATCAAGTTCACGACCGATCCGACCAGCACGTACTCGATTTACCTGGACGAACTGGCCCTCATCGAGGCCACCGAGCTCTACCAGGGCGGGCCGTTTGCCGCCATCTTCTCGGGAGCCACCAAGACCGTCGTAGGTGACCGCAACATCGTCACCGCGCGGAACGCCAAGCCTCTGCCCTATTGGCCCGCGACCCTGGAGCGCCTCCTGGGCCTGCGCTCCCTGGGCCTGCAGATCGAGTCAGCGACCGGCCTCAACACCATCGCCCAACAGCTGCTAGGCAACCCCAGCGAGTAACCGACGGACCGAGGGGCACGCGCGTGGCCATCCAATTCCTTGGATCGAATGGATTCATCACCCGGCTGGGAGCGCTCGGCGACCTCTTCAACCAGGTCGTTGCCTTCAGCGGGGACACCTTTTACCTGAACCAGGAAGGGCAGCGGACCGAGCTGCTCACCTGGCGGGGGACCGATTACGGTCACATTCTCAAGACCCTCGACCAGCACATCGCCACCATCGCCGACCAGTTCACCAGCTCCAGCGACCGCGACCTGAGGCGAGCCGTTTACGCCGACATCCGCGACCGCCTGCGCGACACCTCCCGCCTGCAGGGCCTCGTCGACTTCTGCCATCAGCTCGTGATCGAAACCGCCAGCCGTGAGGGCATCGCCGCGCCAACCCTGGCCGAAGCCTGGCGCGAAGTCATCCGCCAGATGAAGGCCCAGGGCATTTCCTTTATGAGCGACGCCGGGACGCTGCCCGAGCCGACGGTAGCCACGGTCGCGGCCGATGGCGATCCGGCCGTTGCGGCCAGCATCATCGCGCCAGGCGGCATCCCCCGCGCCTTTGTTTTCTCCGAGGACATCAGCGTCAACTGCACGAGCCAGCCGAGCGAGTTCACCATTCTTGGCCAGCAGGCCGAGCCGGATCCGCTCTCGGGCAACTGGGCCCTCTTCCGGGATAGCAGGAGCACGGTCCAAGGCGGGGGCAGCGGCAATGACCACTATTTCCACGAGGGTGTGGCCGGCGGAGATGGCAGCGGCTCGGGCGGAAGCAGCCCCGACACGAACGCAATCTCGCGCCTCACGTCCGGCTCTGGCTGCCAGCACGTGACGACGGCCGTGGACGCCGCCGGCAGCGACAACCTGCTGACCAACGGCAGCTTCGACACCTTCGGCACCGGCGATGCCAACGCCCGAGGGACGCCGCAAGACTGGACCGTGCTGGCAGGCTCGCCCGGACCAACGCCCGGCGTGGGGACCGACCTGGGGCCAACCAGCGACAGCTACGCCAATGCCCGGGCCCTCCAGCTCGTTGGCCAAAGCTCGCCGACCCTTCCGAACCTGATGCAGACGCTGACCAGCCTGAAGCCCAGCACGGTCTACGCGGTCAACGCCTGGCTGAAGCAGGCCGCCAGCACATCCGCCGGCGTCATTCAGTTCCGCCTGGTCGACGGCAACGGCAGCGTCATCAGCGACGACCAGGGCACGGCCAACGCCCTCGCCGCCACGGCCAGCAGCAACATCACCACCAGCTACGCCGCGCGCTCGGGCTTCTTCCGCACGCCGTCGGTAATGCCCGCCGTCGTCAAATTCCAGATCATCGTGACGACCGCCATCACCAGCACGAAAAGCATCTATCTCGATCACCTGGCCCTGGCCGAGGCCGAGGAGCTTTACATCGGCGGGCCGTGGGTCAAGGTTTTCGCGGGAGCCACGCCGAGCGTCGCCGGCGACGCGCACGTGATCCACGTCACCAACGGCAACCCAAACCAGTATCCCGTCGCCTGGCTAGAGCGCGTCTTCGGCCTGCGCGAGCTGGGCATCTATCCGCCGTTCGCCAACACCGGCTACCTGAACATCAGCGACATGCTCATGGGAGTGCAAAACACCTAATGGCAAAACCCATCCGCACGCCCCTGAGAGCGATCCTGGCCGCCGTCAAGACGCGCCTAACCGAGGGCGACCTGAAGGCCGTGGACATTGCCGCCCAGTGCTGGCAAATCCGCAGCCGCAAGGAATTGCCCGCCAAGTTCATGGTCGACCCGGTTCTCATGCTGCTGGCCTCGAACCTGAAAGCCCTGCCTGGCAGCGCCGAGGGAGGAGGGCGCGTCACGAGTTGGAAGGTACGCCATCTCACCGTTTACGTCGTGACCCGCGACGACGCCGATCCGGTCCACGAGGACACCCACCGGCTGACGGAAGAGACGACGGGCCATTACACGCTGGAGGAGAAGGTCGACGACGCCCTGCAGCTTTTCGACGGCGACACCACGGCCAACCAGACCGGCAACACGCTCCTGGTGCAGGGCATGAAGCAGGTCGGAGGCAGCGACGCCCGCGAGTATGCACCCAACGAGAGCTACACGGTTTCGACGCTGGTGTACGAGATGATCTATCAACCCGACCTGACGCAGAGCTATCAATGACGATCACGTATGGAGGCATCCCGCTCGGTCAGCCTTCGCCCGCCGTGGCGGCATTCGTCGATGCGCACCCGATGGACCTGCAGAAGCCCGCGAACTTCGAGCGAACTGCCTTCACCCAGGCCCAGGAGGAGCGCTTCCAGAAGGTCCGGCTCAATCATCTCTACTGGCCGGTCGGGGCGACGCGCTGGGCGCATGCCGAGTGCCTGGCCAATCAGCGCACGATCCGCGACCTGCGCCTGATGGCTTACACCTCGGCCAGCCCCAACCGCTTCGTCGCGCTGCCCTTCACGATGGACGACGGCATGGGGGGAACGCTAACAACCTCGCTCTACATGCTGCCGCCGCGGCCGCTCAACACCATGGCCGGCGGCGAATTCTGGCTTCTGGAGCTGGTCGACGCCCGCTTCTTCTGGTGGGAAGTGGCCGCCAATATCTCGATCGACGAGGGCACGACCACCTGGGCCCAGCTCATCGCCGCGATCGGGACCGCGCTGGGCATCACGATCACCCTGGACACGATCAGCCCCGCCTATCTGACCCCGGCGGCTTCGCTGGTCGAACCCTATGCGCCGCTACCGGTTCTTCTGGACCTGGCCGTCCAGGCGATCGGCCACCGCCTGATCCGAAACCTCTCCGGAGCCGTGCGAACGCAGACCCCGACCACCGCACGAACCGCACAGAATGCTCAGCTCGCGACGGCGATGAAGCGCGCGAAGGCCGCGGGGGGCAGCTTCAGCTTCGACGCGACCCGGGCCAATGACCTGCCCGGCCGGGTACCGGCCAGCGTTACCGTGACCTTTCCGCGCACGGACAACGACGTGCCGAGCCTCGTGCCTTACGCGATCACGAAGACGCTCACCGGACTCGCCATCAGCGAATACGGCCCCACGATCGGCCACGCCGGGACGAAGATCATTCCCTCGACCGCCGTGGCTCGCTTTCTGGCCACCGTGCTGGTCAACCCCGGCGAGCTCGACCTGGCCGCGCGGGTGATCGCCGAGGACTGGTACCGCTGGCAGCTCGCCAAGGTGAATGCACGCTACGACGGGATTTACCCCTGGCCGGCCGACGGCTTCACCGATCACATCGAGTGGTCGAGCCTGCCCGGCGCAGCCTCGACCCGAGTCCAGCGGCCCGAGGAAAACGCGCTGCGCCTTCACCAATCCGGCAGCGAAAACGTTTCGATCATCTACAACCCGACCATCGTTTACGACGTCGTCAACAACGTGCTGAAGGTCTACAACTCCGTCACGAACGTCTGGGTCTCCTTCTGCCCGTGCGATCCGCCGCCGCCCGACTCGTGCGTGACGGTCGATTGCTGCCCGGACTACTGCATCCCGCTGATTCTGTGCGTTACCTCGATCAATGAAGATTGCGGCAGCGACTCCTCCAACATTCCGCCGGACTTCACCCTGACCTGGAATGGCAGCTACTGGTACGGCGAGAGCACCTTTGGCGACTTCGTCTACACGTTCAAGCTGGAGTGCATCGACGGGGCCTGGCGGTTCACGATGACCATCACAGCCGGTCGCGCGGTCCACGAAGTACAGGTCTGGGAAGCCGGAGACCTGACGATTGATTGCGGGCCGCCGCTGTCGATCCAAGCGCCAGGAGCCGAGACCTACGGCGGCCGCTGCACGCTCGACTGGTCGATCGACGTCTGCACGACCGGCGAGACGGTCACCGTGGGCTGCTGCGAAGACCCGGTCGCGGCAACGCTGCACGCGCACCTCGACGCGGTGAGCGGAGCAAGCTGCCTCAACGACGTGGACATCGACCTGCCCTTCGTGCCCGGCTCGGGCCTGTATGGCGGCGGAGAATGGACCGGCGTCTCGGGGACGCTGGGCTGCGGCTCGATCGTATGCGTCCGCGTCCTGTGCGCGCCGACCGGGACCGGGGGCTTCCACTGGGAGTTTGCCCTGGTCTGCTGCGCTCCCGGAACCACGGCCGACGTCGCCTTCGTGCCCGGCAACAACACGATGGGATCGAACACGATGATGGGCACCAACGGCTCCTTCCCGACCAACCTCGACACCGAGCAATGCGGCCCGGTGGAATTGTCCGGCGTCGCCACCATGTCGCCGACCGGAGCCTTCGACACCTGCACGGCCAACGGCGATACCGTCCGCATCACGATCACGGAATAACCCCATGGAGCCCTGGAGACAGCACGCCATCGCCCGCGACCCGCGCTATGCGGAGCGCTGGGGTATCGCGCCGCCGGCGGCCAAGCAATCAACCTGCAAACATCTCGGCAAGGACACCCGCGCCCTCGTGCCGTGCGGCGCCAAGAAGCAGTGCAAGCAGAAAGTTTTCCTGTGCGACGTCCACGGCCTTTGCACGATCGGGGCCACGGAATCGCGCCTGGCCTCTTGCAAGAGCTGCTCCGACCATAGCCCCGCTTAGTTTGCCCCAGGCTTCGCCGTGCCGTTACCTTCACCTTTTCGCGGTTCGCCCTTCCCACTTGTTCCGAGCCAAGGGGACACCCCGCCCAATGACCGAAATTGTCAAGGAGCTGATCGGACAAGCAGCGCCGATCATCACCGCCATTGCGGCCTGCCTGGCAGCCAGCGCTGGGGTCATCGCCGCCTATGCATCGCTCAAGGGCAAGAAGACCATCGAGGAAACCAAGCAAGTCGCCGTCGCCGCCCGCGCCGAAAGCGCCACGACCGACGACGTGGCCAAGACCAACAAGATCCTCGGCCAGGTCTACAAGGTGACCAACGGCAACTTGACGAAGGCCAAGACTGAGCTGAAGGACGCCCAGCAGCGGATCGCGGAGCTCGAGCGCCAGCTTAAAGAACCCAAGGAGCAGTGAGATTTACCAAGTCGTTCTCCTGGCCGCAGCGCTTCTGGCCGCGGCCCTGCCCTTGCAGCTCCCCGACAAGATGGGCCCGCCGGCCCCTCCGGATGCGCGCGCGCCCAACGCGCCTCCGGCTTTTAAGATCCTGCCGACCAGCAACGACGCCCTCCTCCTGGCCCTGGCCGACGCCAAGAGCCTGCCGCCGGCCGACGCCCTCTTCATGCGTTACGTCTGGGTGACCGGCTGGTTCGGCGACGGCCTGGTTGCCGAGGACGGCAAGGCCCTCAGCTTCACCATCAACACGATCAGCCGCGCCTCGATCATCATCCGGCCGCCGCCCCTGGGCAAGGACAAGCTCCTGCTCATGCGGATCGACTTGCGCAACTACTTCCCGCGCGAGGGTGACTTAAAGGATGCGCTCAAGTTCTGGGACGATTTGGAATTTGATCCCGCCTTCTCTTTGATCATCACCCGGGGAACGCTGGCCGCCGCGCTGGTCCAGTATCCGAACCTGGAGGGCAAGGCCGCCGCGATCAAGGCCGGCAAACGGGCCGCGGCAAAGCCCAAGGTGGACCAATTACCGAAAGAGCCCGAGCAGCTCGTCCAGCCGCGGCCGCTCGATCCCAAGGAGATCAAGGAAGCCAAGCCGGCCAAGAAGACGCGCAGCGACGTTGCGCTCAAGGATGTAAAGCTCGACGACATCGACCTGATCAAGTTCGCCGCGCCGCACCTGCACCAGATGGCAGTCGCCGAGCTGCAGGAGGTGACCGGGACGCCAGCGCCGCTCGTGACCGACGGGTACCTGACCTTTCGCGGCCTGAACACGATCAAGGACAAGGGCATCTTCGAGGTCATCTACGGCGGCCGCTATTACGAATTCGCCGGCGTGCCGCAGAATTCAAAGGTAGGCACCGATGAGGACAACCTTTTCGAGCAGCTCGGCATCGGCAACGTCGCCGGAGGGGTGAATGCGGCCGCCGTCTTCGACAAGATACGCAGCGACCAGCGGACTGCAATCTTCCGCAGCGACGTGACCGGC